ATGCCGCGTTCATCATCCTCTGATCGTCGCTTCCTCGAACAGCATCGCGGGAAGTGGCGTGTCACCCTCGCAGTCCCTCGCGACCTCCACAGCAAGCTCGGTACGCGCCTCAAGCGGCAGCTCCAGACGGACAGCCTGACCATCGCCAACCAGCTCAAGTGGCAGGTGGTGACGGAGATGAAGGCCGAGATCGAGGAGGCGAGGGGAGGGCCAAGCCGACCCGTATCCCGCAGCGATCTGCTGACCCGTGAAGCCCTCGTCATCGCCGCTCAACGGACCCAAGCCCAGACCCATGAGGAGATTGAGGCCCTAGACGCTGCGATAGAGGGTCGGACTGACACGATCATCGGGCGGCCCATCGGGGAGACACGGGAGCACGGCGGTGATGCTGAGCCGGTGTACGACCCTCGCCGCGAGGTTGAAGCAGCCCGCTACCGTTCACTTGCGATGGGGGAGGCGACCCCTGTCGACCTCCACCATGCTCAGTTCGTCGCCAACGCTGGCACCAAGGCCAGGACCCAGGGGGACGATCACCGTGCCGTCCGCTTCCTGCTGACGTGGTGCGAGCGCAACCGGGTCGCTTCCACCGTGGAAGCCATCAACAAGAAGGTCGTGGTCCGCTTCGTTGACGACCTACCCGAGATTGCCGGCGTCGAGAGCCCGACCACGCTCAAGAAGTACCTCAACCGCCTGTCGCTGTACTGGCGCTACCTTGAGGCGCGGGAGATCGCCGCTTCCGATCCGTGGCATAGGAGCCACAAGCTCCTGCCGACAGTCGTGAAGGGGCCGGAGGAGCGGTCGTTCACTGATGCAGAGGTGGGGAAGCTCCTGGCCGGCACCACCAGCCCGCAGATGCACGACCTGATGCGTCTGGGTGCCCTGACGGGTGCCCGCCTGGACGCGATTGTGGACCTGAAGGTGAAGGACTGCGCGGACGGCCTGTTCACGTTCAAGCCGCAGAAGAAGGAAACCAAGCCCCGCGCTGTCCCCATTCACCCGACGTTGGCCGAGATCGTGGCCCGGAGGACAGCGGGTAGGGCACCCGATGACGACCTATTCCCCGAGTGGCCGGCACCAGCTGCCAACTCGCAGCGGGAGAGGTCATTCAAAGCGTCCAACTCCTTCACGACCTACCGGCGAGCCGTAGGCGTAGACGAAGTGATCGCCGGAAAGCGCCGCTCCCTGGTCAATTTCCACAGCTTCAGGCGGTGGTTCATCACCAAGGCCGAGCAAGCGGGCCAACCGGAGCATATCATTGCGTCAGTAGTCGGACATAAGCGCACCGGAATGACGCTTGGGCGGTACTCAGCCGGGCCGCTCATCTCGCAAGCCAGAGCGTGTGTAGAGGCCGTGAAGCTGCCGCTGGCAGCGGAGGTAAAAGGTCTGCCAAGCCACACGTAAAGGCTACAGGGCGCGACCTGTTACGTAAATGCCACAATGCGCCCTGTTTGATGGACAAAAAACGGCGTAGATTTTCGGGGATGCACATCATCGCGTCGAGTGAAGTGCTAAGTTATGGACCAAACATATCGAAATTGATCTACCGGCACATTCCATCCCTGAAAAGAAGTACACCCGTGGAACCGTTGACGGTCCGCCCAGTCGAGCCGATAATTCGTCTTGTTGGTAGCGAGTGAAAGCAACTGAGACGGCTATGATCCAGCTTTTCGGAATGACGGTCGACTGGCGGTGTGGATTGTTCGCCGCCCTGGGTTCGATAGGCGAGTTGTGGGTTGAGAGAGGGGCTACACTCCGCGGTCGGCGTTGGGCTGACTACACGGTCGAGCGCGGTAGTCTGCTCCTGCACTTGGGCAGCACGTACATCGTGGTCAGCCGGTATCACCAGTCCAGCATAGTGATGTGAAAGGCTCCTAGGAGACGCTGGACAACAGTTAGATGACAACGGGTTCAGGACGCCTTAGCTCGGAGCGCCCTGAACCCATAAGACCACTGCCGGCTTGGCCTTAGGCAACGCCAAACATTGCTACCTGATACGGAAAGACTTCTCCAATTTCGGTATCAAGATCCAAACCATTAAACGTGCGACGTGCGTCACTGGTGCCGGGCGTGATCGGTTCCATGGTATAGAGAAGTTCGAAGCCATGTTGATGGGCGAAGCCCACCGAGGTTGAACCGCCAACGGTTCGGTCCACATTCTCGGCGACCATCTTGTCGATAACACTTCGAGGGACCCGAGAAGTGATCGGGCTCCCAGATGACACGAAAGCATCGAAGGTGGCCTGGAATGTGGCTGCCGCCCCTCCGAGAACAAGCCAAGGCTCACCATCGACCTGCGGCTTGCTCGGGTAATATATCTGAACCCGAGGGCCGCCAGCATCTTCGCTCGCTTCGATGTGAGCAACCTTGTAATCTTCTGCGTGCGGGCACCAACCAAAGAAAGCCGCCGAGAAACTACCGTCGCCGTCAAAACGACGCCTCTCAATGATAAACCGCTTGGCGAGACGATGGACAAGCTCGGCCATGCGTTCGAACTCAGGCGGGCTGGTTCGACCACCCCTGCTACCTAGCTTGGATAGAAGGGTAGACGCAGTGGCAGCCGTCAGAACTGCAGGCAGCGCGGAGCCCGCATAAACGAAGCCGTATTCAGTCGAATAATGCGGCGCACGGGTACCTGCACCGGGTATGATTGCAGACGTTGAGACCGAGATCGAGAATATCTTCGATCCTATCTCTGTTACCGGATCGTCCTCTTTGCCGGCGACAAGGCGTGTATCTGCGGCGCACCATTGGTGGCCATCTTCAAGCCAGATTACAGCTATCGTCACCGAAACGCTCCTGATGATAGGCGCCGTGCGCTTCGTATACATGTAGGCTGGGCGGTGCGACAGGCTCATGGCTTTCTTGCCTTTAGCCGGCGGTGGGCATCACCAGCGGCAGCCAAACTGTTCCCGCACCTGACTCGCCTGCCAAGCACGGACGGGCTTCCTGGTGCGCACCGCCGTGCTTGGCGGGGCGTTCCCTCGCAGGACTAAGCGGATTTCCATTATCTCTGATTGGCAAAGCAACACGCTGCCAAGCGTTGGCAGCCTAGGCCCACCCTGGACAAACGTTTGATGATTCCTAACTGCCCAGCTCATGCTTACGCTTGCCCGGCACCTTCTGGGCTGGAGCAACGGTCCTCATGCGCCTCCGTTACCTTGAACGAGTTGCTATCTCCGAGTATGTCGCCCAGGTGCTGGAGGAGGCATTAGAGCTGCATATCAAGCGGCTCAAGCAGGCAATGAATGACGAGCGTGATCGGGCTGACCGTATTGCGTGGTCTCGTGCCCGTTACCGCTGTGATGCGCTTCGTGACGTATGCTCGAACATCGCTCGCGAGCGATTGGTGATGGGTCCGATTGCGCCGGAGACGCTGGCGGACATTGCCCACCACATCGAACTGCGCTCCTATGAGATGCCTCGGTCCGCCGCTAATGCTGAGAGCCTGAAGGCTCAGAGAGCAGCAAGGAGAGTGGCTGAGGAGGCAAGGAAAGCAGCTCTCAAGGAGGAACGAGAGCGGCGCCGTGGGGCCTAGAGGAGCCCCTGGGAGACCACCATGACCACTGCCGTTACCGTGTTCGCCCGTGAGGGCCATGCCTACACCGACAGCCGCAACGTGGCTGACGTGTTCGAGAAGGCTCACAGCGTGGTGATCCGCGCTGTCGATGAGCTTCAGAGGGGTCTCAACAAAAATGTTGGCACCCCCTGGTTCGTGGAGAAGCACGAGCGCAACCCCCAGAACGGGCAGCTCTACCGCTACTACGAGATGACGCGGGACGGAGCTTCCCTGCTCGTCATGGGCTTCACTGGCCGAAAGGCGCTGGCGTTCAAGGTGGCCTACATCGAGCGGTTCAATGAGATAAAGCACCCGAGGAAACGGGTCCAGTTTGTCCTCTGATGGGAGGAGAAGTCAGGATTGGTTAAATCACTGACGAGGCTCATGAAATCGGGAAAGTGACCGATTACCACCACCACTAGGGATAGAAGGCGGTGTGAGGGGCAAGGGAATAGGACGACCACTCAGGCTTGGGGAACCTGATGATGGATGGGGGAAGGGGGTAATTAAGGTAGTACTAGAGGTGTTATAAGGTTGATACTTATGGTGGTTATACCATTGGTACTATGTCTAGTACCATGTTTAGTATCAACCTTAAAGCACCTTAAGTTGACTAAAATTATTGCTAAGGGGCACCTTATGTATCCTGATGGTCCACCACCATCACCAGGTCCCCTACCCATGCGTCTGGTCATCATCGTCCTCACCCTCATCGGCCTTGCCGTCCTGTCTACCGCCTTCACTGATCGTCACCCCAACCTCTGGGGCACCAGCACGACAGGGTTCAGGTGATCGAGAAGGGGCACTTAAAGGTGTGCTTGAGGTGGTGGAGGGGGTTCATCCGCTACCAGAGAAAAATGTGAGCCCCCATCGACAAACTCGAAGCGGGCAGTGTCCCCCATGGGGTGCCTCGAAGTGCACGGTAACGCGCACGGTAACGCGCTGAGTTTGGCGGGCGCACGCGCGGGAAAGGCACGGGCGCACGGTTGCTCGAACGACGGCCTCAGAGTTGGGGTGGTCTCACACCATCAGGTGGTGTCTCCAGGTTTTGGGGAGACCTACTGAGCTGAGGAACCAGCCGAGTTCTCGGCCAGTCTCGGGCCCTTGCAAATCCGCCAAACGTCCGTATGGTGGTTATGCACACGAGCGTGAGCACGGCCCATGAACCGCATCGCAGTCGCCTACTACAGGGTCTCCACCAAGGCTCAGGGGCGTTCAGGTCTCGGCCTGGAGGCCCAGCGGGAGGCCGTTGAGCGGTTCGCTGAGATGCACGGCTACACCCTCATCAACGCCTTCTCTGAGACCGAGACAGGCAAGGGCTCCGATGCGCTGGAGACACGTCCACAGCTCGCCGCTGCTCTCAGGGATGCCAAGCTGCGAGGTTGCCCGGTGTTGGTCGCCAAGCTGGACCGCCTCTCCCGTGATGTTCACTTCATCTCGGGTCTCATGAAGCACCGCGTGCGCTTCATCGTCACCGAGCTTGGCCCTGAGGTGGACCCCTTCATGCTCCACATCTACGCCGCTGTAGCGGAGCAGGAGCGCAACCTCATCTCTGATCGCACCCGCAAGGCTCTGGCAGCGGCCAAGGCCCGTGGGACCAAGCTAGGCAATCCGAACGGTGCCGCGCACCTCAAAGGCATCGGAAACAGCAGCGCCATCGAGGCCGTGAAGGCTGACGCTCAGGAGCGCGCTGAGGGGCTGGCGGGAATTATCACCACCATTAGGGGAGAGGGCATTACCTCGGCCAACGGCATCGCCAAGGCCCTGAACGCCCGCCACATCGCGACCCCAAGGGGTGGTCAGTGGACCGCCCGGAGCGTCCTCAACGTGTTGGAACGCCTCGCGGCGTGAATGGTGCGCGTCCGTCTCAGGCGGGGCGTATCTATGCCTAAACATATGACCTTGGGAGGCCGATCCAGATTTGGATTGGTCCACCACTGAACACCTTCGCGACCCTGGTAATGCACCAAGGGGGTCGCGTTCCCTTTTTCATATGACCTAGGAGGCGGGCCTGCTGGATTGCGTACGCGCAAGCAGTGGCCGCCACTCCTCAACGTCTTCACGGCCATGCTTCCCTGCGCCGGTACGCCCCAGGAAGCCCGTGAACGCCTCCGGGCAACACACCCACCCGGAAACACCGAACGCCCACCTACGGCTCAACGTCCGTAGCTGAAGGGCTTCTTCACGTCCGCCTAGCGGGCCCCCTCAAAATCACAGACGAGACCATGAACATCACCGTCAGCCCAGCTGGCAAGGGACGCTATTACGCGCGCCTTGGCGACCGCCTACTCACGACTTCGTACACCCCGTTCTTCTCGGCAGCCCGCGTGCTGAAAGCAGAAGGCGTCCGATGGGATGAGCCTCTGACCATGACGCATGAAGGGTCTGAAACGATCTGCCTTCGGTCGACCATCGGTGAAGCCTCGATGCTCACCGTGGAGGATAACGACAGAGGTTTGAACCTTCGCCCCTATCGTCCGAATCCCTTCGGTCGCCCTGAGTAGCCAATTCCCTGCGCCGGTACGCACAAGGAAGCCCGCCAGCCCTGATTGGCTGCCCAACTACCTCAATCCCTCAACGCCCATTCCTGACGCCCACCGCCACCCTCGCAAGCCGCGAGCGGTGTGCCTTTGCGTGGGCTCATCATCGCGAGATCACCAACATGAAACCCCACGATCTGACCCACGCTACCGACCCTAATGGGCGGGAGGTGGTGGGCGTACGCCTGTCCAACGTTCCCGAACGTGCGTGGCTCTACCGCACCGATTACGAGCGCATCATCGCACAGTTCGGCACGCCTTCCTGGGTTCTTATCGGCAACGGTAAGGGTGCCTTCTACGTCCGCTTCACTCAGCCCGGTGGCATCGACCGAAAGGCCACTGTTGCCCGCTTGGTGGCCGGTGACTTCCAGCGGACGGGCGTCCGTTACGTCGACAAGAACCCCCTGAACCTCCGCAACGCCAACCTCCGCCACACCAAAGGACGCGGTGGTCGTCTCAACCGGCGTAGCCCGGCCATGTTCTCCACCCTGAAAATTCCGGTTGGAAAGGCGTTGGACCGTGCCTGAGCCTGCCAGCGAGGCGAGGCATCCCCACCCCCCTGAGACTTACCAGAGCCGTACCGTCACCCGCCTCGTAGAACCCCAGCACAATCGACTGGGAATGAACGTGGCCAACTTCCTTGGCGACCTAGAAGCCATGCTCATCGACGGGCAGTTCTACAGCCTAAGCCCCAGGGACCTTCGCGCTCTGGGCCATTTCCACCGCACAGCCATTCGTCCCGCCGACAACGCTGAAGGTGCCGTGGTGTCCCTCTCCGGGCGCCAATGGGGCTCCTTCGTAGGCATCCGGCGAACCTATCAGGTCGCCAGACGCGACCCCACCAACCTCATCGCTTTCCTGCGCGCCACCCGCGCCACCACCCAGACCACAGACGAGACCAACTCATGAGCTACGCCAGCTACCAAGTCGCCACCGATGGCGCCCCGACCGACACCTCGAACCTCATCCCAAAGGGCCCTGCTAAGACCACCTATAACGATCAGCCGGGCGTCATCACCGTGAACGCGGACGGCAGCACGTCCGTCCAGCGCCCTCGCGGAATGAACACCGCCAACTTCGGCGCTGAGGCAGGTCAGGGCGTCCTCAGCACTGCCCGAACCCGCATGGGCTCACCGCCGATCAACGGGATCACCCCCAACGACATCGTTACCGTGCAGGGGATCGAAGTGTCGGTAGCGACCGCCGAGCAGATGGGCATCCTCATGCGAGATGTGAGCGGACGCTATGTCGAGGTGTCTGGTGGCACAGATCGCGCCCAGTCGGCGGCTGACGCCGAGAACCGCGGCACCGGGATGGAGGATACCGCCGAGGCGTTCAGCGACCCGCAGGCCGAACAGGCTCTCACCGAGGTGTGCTCCGGGGTCTCGGCCGGGCTTCAGGTAGCGGCCCTTCAGGAGATCATCGAGAGCGGACGGGCTGACACTCAGACCATCAACCGGGCCGCGAGCGAGGCCGGGATAGAGCCGTTTGAGATGGGGGCACGGCTCTCCGCCGTCATGCAGCACTTCGAGGATCAGGCCATGAAGGCGGTGACAGGCTACGGCTCAGAAGATCCGGCTGGGTTCTTTGAGTGGGCTGAGGAGCATCAGCCTCGCGGTCTTAAAGCCGCAAAGCAGTCCCACGGTATGGAGCGCACCACCAAGGGCTACGAGCCGATGTACCGTGAGTACGTCGCCTCCATGGCCGAGCATGATCCGCAGGCGGTGCTGAACGCCGAGTTCGGTAGCGGCATCACGGCCAAGCAGGTGCAAGGTCAGGTGGTCCTTAACATCCCCGGTAAGGGACAGATGACGTACCGAGGCGCCCTTAAAGCTGGCCTCATCAAGGTCAGTGGAGCGTAATTTCACCGACAACGAGGGCTGCTGATGTTTCAGCAGTCTCCTCCACGACCATGCCAGCGGCCTTCCTCACGGATGGCCGTTTTTTATTCGTCTCAGGAGGCAACAATGACGACTGATCTACAAGACGCAATCATTCGCGACATTCTGAGCGCCAAGATGCCAGACGGCACCGAGATAAGCGCCTCTGTGAAGACCGACACGATCCTTTCGCAGCTCGGGCTCAGTCAGTGTGCCAGCCAACTTCGGCGTCTGGTCAAGCTGGGGATCATGCGCCAGCACAGCCGGAATAGAGCCCGCCTTAGATACGGGGCTCAGGATGCCTAGATGGACCCTCACCCACGACACGATCACTGAAGGGGACGCTGTTGGCGTGCTCCTGTCGAACCGCCCAGAGCGTGCTTGGTTGAACCGTGGGGACTACGAGCGCATCGTAAGGGCGCACGGCCTCAAGGGATGGTGCTGGATCGACCGTGAACGGGCCGTCTGCCTCAAGCCGTCCGCTGGAAAACGCGTCTCCGTGGCTCGCTTGGTGCTGGAGTGCGACGGTAGTGGCTACGTTCACTACCGTGGTGATGGCGACCGCCTGAACCTTCGCCGGGACGCTCTCTCCATCGAGCCCTTTCGAGGGCCAAACGGGAAGCAGATGGACCCCAAGGCCGGCTTGAGGCGTCCCTATCAGCCCCGGCGGCCTGCCCCTGATGTCCGACCGGTCATTCCTCCACCCCAGCTACACGAACGACCCAAGAGCTTGCCGTCAGTCAACGCACTACGACCGCGAACAACGGTGACTGTGGTCCAGACGATCAAGCGCAACCGCATCTAGTCAGACTCTACAGGCCTTGGTTTTAGCCTCGCTTGCGCGGCAAGCACTACAACCTCTCAGCGACGACGCAATAGCGCTTCGCGCTTCAGACGCGCGCACCCTCAACACTGCGAGAACACCATGATCGTTCTCGGCCCTCCCAAGGTCGAGTGCGAACCCGCGCTCGCGTCTAGCCACCTTACACACCCGCGACTCCGAACCCTTTACGTCGCCGGTCTCGGTTTCTGAGGCCACTCAGGGTCCGTTTCAGGCCCGCGCCGATCCCACAGCGGTGGCGCCCCAACCACTCACAGCACAGTCAGGAACACCCATGACCAATATCGTTGGCCTAGGCCCAGTCCAAGACCCCATCAACACCACAGGAACCCAGCGTCTCCGTGACAGCGCGAAGCTCGCTGACGGCCTCGATGTGGTGCGTCCTGTGGAGCTTCGGCCGGTGGCCTCGCCCGTGGAGACCTACGCGCACCCGGCCCAGGCCCCCATCAACCACGACCTGGAGAACCTCATCAGCGGTCTCTCCAGCCTCAACCAGGGCCTGAACCACTTCTCTGCGGTGCAGGCTAGGGACGCTCGACGCGGCGCTAAGGAGGTCGATAAGGACCAGATCGCGGTCGCCTTCGCGGGCAAGTCCCCGGAGGAAGTGAACCAGATCATCCAGACCAACCCGCTGTTCCAGAAGGCGGTCAACGCCCAGTACGGTGGTCAGCTCCAGGCTCGATCTCAGGGTGACGCTGACGCTGCGTGGTGGACCAACCACCTCAACACCGGCTTCGACTTCCAGAACGGGGACTTCAACAAGGAGTACGACGAGTACGTAGCCAAGCGGACGCTCCAGTTCGGTGCGAACAAGGGCTACGCCTCCAGCTACATGGAGCAAATGGCTGGTGCCAAGTCCAGCTTGATGCAGTCCGTCCTGAAGAAGCAGGCCGAGATCGCCCAGTACGGGCAGCAGCAGACCACTCAGGACGGGATGGCCTCGATCATCCGGCAGTCGGTGAACACCGGGCAGAGCCAAGAGGGCCTTGTCAACGATGTCTCCAACTTCATCAGGAACAACAAAGACATCTCTCGGCTGCCCTACAAGGAGCAGCAGCAGTACATCCTGAACGGCCTCACCCCGCTGATGCAGGATATGGATCAGCGTCCCGAGATGCGGGACAAGATCTATGATGCCGTGAACACCGTACTGACCGCCCCGCGTAAGGGTGAGGATGGTGTTGAGCGCCGCCTGATCGATGCCCCTCAGGGTATGGGAGAGGCGTATCAGGGTAAGCTGGCCGAGTTCTCTAAGAAGCGCGGCGAGCTGAACGACCGATACCTCACGGAGGAAAAGACCAAATGGGATTTCAACGCCGAGCACGATCCTGCTTCCTTTACGGACCAGCAGCTCGATCAGTGGAACGCACAGCACGCCTTTACGATGAGTCCAGGCCAAGTGGAAGGCTTGAAGCTGAAGCGGGCCAACAGCCTTCGGAAGCTGGCGCTGAAGCAACAGGCTGATCTGGCTCAGGAGAAGGCAGACGGCTTCAAGGCCAACGTCACACAGCAAAACCTTCAGAGCCTAGAGAACGGTGACTTCCTCATGCCGGGCGAACGTGAGGTGCCCACAGCTAGGTTCTTCACAGAGAACGACGAACGAGCCACGGAGAAGTTCACCGCTGATGCCCAACGCGAAGCGGTGATGACCGCGTACGGCAAGAAGCTGGACTTCGCAGAGAACCAGTTGGTCAACGCCAAGAAGATGACTCCTGAGCAGGCCAAGCAGTGGCGCATGGGTCAGGAGCTGGCAACCTACTCGCTGAACAGCATGGTCCCCAAAGAGTGGAAGCAGGAAATCGCAAACGGAGCAAACCAGCTCACCAGCGCAGCTCAGGTGGCCAGCAAGGAGATGCCGCAAGGCGCCCTACAGGCGTTCGAGCGTTACAAGCTCATCGCCAACAAGGCCCCCAACCTTCTCACTTTGGTGGCCGATGAGCGTGCTCGATCCATCTTCGAGACCGCTATGATTGCGGATGGATCACCGACAGAGCAGCTTCGCGGCGCTCTTCAGTACTACGCTAACCGCGATGACAAGCGGGACGCTGTAGCTTTCAAGAAGGTGTCTGAAGCTGTCGAGAAGATGGCTGGTCCAGGTTGGATTGACACCTTCAAGAGCTGGTTCGGCGGGGAAATCCCGGAGAACATCGGCGCCCTCAACGGCGAAGTAGAGAAGCGGGCGAGTTATCTGGTCCAGGCTTACCACCTGACGCCGGACAATGCGGTGAAGCGATCAGTCGAAAGCCTTCGCTCTCACTACGCCATCATCAACGGATGGGCAGTCAACACCAACGATAAGAGGTTGCCCGCTGATTTCGACAGGCTGGCCGAGCGATACATCTCCGATCTGGTCACGAAGTACGGGCCAGCGAAGTTCGATGCTCAGTCAGCCAGCGATCTGACGCTGATGGGCATGCCTGACGGTACGTTCCAGCTGTTTAACAAGCGGCATCTGTACCCTGCGCTTGAGCCTACCCCCATCGAATGGAAGGATGGCTCTAACAGGGATGGCCGGTTCCTAACGGCCGATATGCTCCGAGACCTTGCTGCTCAGGAGAGAACGAAGACCGAGCTGCGGGCCGTTCGTCAGAGTGAGAACCGCTTGAAGCCGCTCTTTGTCGTGCCGGGTACGTCGGTCGGCATCGGACCGGTGAGAGGTGGCGCCTACACGCCCCAGGAGGTGGAAACCATCAACCGGAACATCGAGGAGCAGGGGCGGCCCAGCGTCGAGAAGACAAAGCAGAACGCCGATTGGGTGCGGCAGGTGGACGAACATGCCGCCTCTCAGCAGACGCCGGTTCCGCCACGGACGCCGATGCCCAGCCCATTCAAACCCTCGATCATCCTCAGGGACAGCAAGCGCTAAGCGATTCGAAAGGTCAGCTACTGCACGGGTGGCGCCCCATTCCAGGGTGCCACCCTTCATACTTCACGAGAGGAGCGCGCATCATGTCAGGCGAGGCCGACCACATCCGCTTCGATAAACGATCACGACCCAGCTTCTGGTGCTGCCCGACCTTATGCTGCGCCCCATACACATAAGTCATCTAAGAGCAGTCTATCGCTTCGATTGGTGCCACCCAAAGAGATTTATCACTTCGCCTTCAGAACTTTGGGTAGTCCGCCGCTGAAGAGGAAAACTCACGACATCTCCATCACTTCGAAGCCACCCACGAGGAAGACTTGTAAGTGTTTCGATATCGCTAGCAGGGATGATAAACTCGTTCTCCATGAGTTCCATCTTACTGCGTTCGCCACTTTCAACCAAATCCTTGATTGCGCGAGCCAAAAGTTTGGGCGGATCTTCGGGAAACTCACGATCTAGCGGCTCCCCACGGTTCCATCCTTTGGCGCTGTAATGCTTGTATAACTGCGTTGACGTCACATCGGTGATAATCCCGAGATCAGTGCAACGCTTAATCATCGCCTTGACTGAGACACGCCACCTTTCTTTCATGGTGAGCAGGCCGTTGAGAGTCGGGTAACGCGCCTCTAAGGAAAACGTCCTGCCTGGCATCAGAAAAGCACTAGCTAAACGAAAGGCTTGCGTCTCGATGAGGTCGAAATCTCGCTCGAACGCAGCCTGATCTACTCCACGATGTAAAATTGCATGGCCCATCTCATGAGCCGCATCCATTTGCGACCGAAAGAAAGACTGCTTGTCAGTTGCTAAGAGAATGTATGGACGCTCGTCAACTTCCGACCAATGACATAGGCCATCGAGTCGACCAGATCCGACCTCATCTCTAGCTACAACAAAGCCATGAGCTTCCAGCACACCAACCATGCTGGAGATTGGCCCCTCTCCTAAATGCCAATGCGCCCGAAGCGTCACAGCGATCTCTTCGATATCCTCATCTCGCAGAGATTTGTATGATATCGATCTCAACGATTCCGGTACATCATAATGAGGGAAATCAAAATAATGCTGGAGCACAAGTGATATATCTGTCGTCCACTTAAGACGCGCCCGGACAGCACTTTGCACGCCCTTCTCGACACTCTTACGCGCGCGGGCGAAGAAGGCACCGTGCCCAGTCGCTTGGACAGGACGCAAGAAGTAGCTTCGCCTTACATTTAGCTGAGCTGCAAGAGCGTCAAGGGTTTCCGGCTCAGGGGTCGCCTCGCCGGTTTCCCAGCGAGACACAGTGCTGCGAGGCTTCCCGATGAGATTAGCCAGCGCCAATTGGGTGGCTATTCCTCGGGCCTCTCTAGCTTCTACAAGGCGTTCGGGCACAAAGCCCGGCGTCCCGGCTCGCATCGTTTTCTCCACGGCACCGTTCAGCTTGCAGGTACCTTATCTTCGTGCGCGGAGTAGCTTGCCTCACGCACCCTGACCACCCGATTTTTTGTCGCTTCTATCCGGCGCATCTTCCGGCGCACGATACGGCTCGGCCTTCTTACGCCTGAGCTGGATCGGCTCGCTGACGGGAACTGCGGCCGGGGCGTAACGCGCCTTGTAGGCCTCAAGCGATTCATAGAAGCGAAATTCTTGATGCCGGCTATCTACCAACGCGATAGCTATTTCCCCGATCCCATCTTCTTGCTGTCGGTTTGGGCAGACCAAGAGGAACACGGCCAGCGGCTGACTGGTTAGCTTCTCAGCAGCGGTCGGATCGAACAAATCGACTGTAGAATCAATGTGTCGATTGAGCTTCTCCAGCAGCCGCTTTCTCGACTTATTCGTGGAGGGAAGCGTCCCTGACTCAGCAATGGAGGCCCTCACAACCACGGCGGTGCCAATGCGAGCATGAGCCTGATGGAGGTACGCGTCCGTGCCCTCAACCGAACCAACTTCGCTCGCCGCATAACCGTTTTGGTGTGCCACCTCCACCAGCGCATGCTCGATAATGCCGGTCCGCAACTGACCAACGATACGGGGGCGGCTGCGTGAACCGAGCCTAGCTTCCCGCGTCCGATCCTTCGCCTCGCTACCGGCTGCCCTAATCCGCTCCTCCAGATCGAGAATGAACCCTAAAGGAATCACACGTACCAGTTCAGCTCCGAGGTCCATAACGAGGCCTTTCGCCGGAATTCCGTTATATGGGATTCTTACTCGATTTTGTCCCGGAAAGCAAGCCGCTGGGCTGGCCATCCCTAAACAGGCGGCCGGTCGCTTAGACCACCGGCTGAGTTGCATGTGACGGGCCTTGTATCAGGGAGGTCCTGAACAGCTTGGGAACTTCGTTTTTCCTCGCCAACCGCTACAAAGGACGCTACAAAGGCCGATCGAGGCGTCCGGAAAACATCAACGATTACAACGGTCAGGACTGGTATGGAGGGTCTCCCGCCGTCCGCGCCAACTACGCGGTGATGCTCGCCATGCATCCTGGCATCAAGGCTCGTCGGCTTGCTCGTGGGCACATGCCTCAAGGCTCATCGGATTGCCGTCTGCGGCTGCAATGACTTCGATCTACGGCTCCTCGCTTCTAGTACGGCGAACAGCCCTAAGACCGTAGCGAATCAACCGTCGTCATGCGGCGGCCGGCGTCCAAGCGCGGGATGCAAATCGCCTCAGCTACCCTTTGGCTCGTCCTTCGCACGCTGCATCTCGGCCGCCTTTGTGAGCAGGCGTTCAACCTCATCCGCCGTACGAGCCTCGGCCTCGACATCGCCGACCTTAAGCCGGACCTTCCGACCTGCCCGACCCTGCAACCAAGCGACGAGGATCACACCAAGGGTCGGTCCAACGGCTTGGGCGAGGGGAATGATGTACTCGGGGAGCGCGAACCCCATGGCATCGGCGCTATCGAACGCCATGCCCCGTTGCGAATACCGCACACCTGAGCGGTGAAGTTCTCGACTGATCCCGGCTATGGCGTCCTGGACCTCACGCCCGTCCATCGGCCCATCGTCGGCCGCACGGAGGAGAGTAAGGTCGAGCGTCGAACCGCCCGTGGCTGCCGTCATGGCCGTTCCCCCGTCGATCCAAGCGGATCGTTCGGGACCACATAACCACTTGGTCGTGGGGTACTCAATCGGGGTATTTGGTGGGGTACGCGGCGACCTATTTAGTGCCGCTAAGTCACTGTCCCCGAACATTTATCGAGGTACTGAAGGAAGAATGGTGGAGCCTAACGGGATCGAACCGATGACCTCTTCCATGCCATGGAAGCGCTCTCCCAGCTGAGCTAAGGCCCCACTTGTCCGCCGCGGTTTGGGTCCCGCGGGGTCTCGCCGTCCGGGTTGCGTCCGGCGACGCCGGTTCTATAGGCGGCTCGTGACGCGGACTCAACCCCTTTTTTTCGGGATTCTTCGCCGGGACGCCGGCCCCTCTCCGACTCTGCGCAGGGTCTTCGAAGGGACGGCGCAGACGGGATTCAGCTCTCTTCGTCGGTTTCGATATCGCCGTCGATCAGGTCGGAGACGTCGTCGCCGGAATCCTCCTCCTCGAGGAAGGTGTCGTCCTCGGCGGATTCGCCGTCCTCGTCGCCGGCCTCGTCCTCGGGCGTGGGATCCGCCTCGTCCTCGGCGGCCTCGACCTCGTCGAGCGAGACCAGCTCCGGACCCTTCTCGTCCGTCTCATCCTCGTCGTCGGCCTCAGGCCCCCGCGCCAAGGCGGGCGCCGCCACGCGGCTCGCCGCCGCCTGGTAGGCCGCGCCGCATTTCGGGCAGGTGGCGGGATCGCGGGCGAGGTCGTAGAACTTCGCGCCGCAACTCATGCATTGGCGCTTCATGCCAAGTTCGGGTCGGGCCACGGGCGGACACCTCGTCGTCTCTGCTGTCTTCGGAAGACGGGCCCGTTAGTCGCGGCCCCAGCCCCTGTCAATCGAGCCGCAGGATCCCGTTTTCGAAGCGGCGCCGGGCGAGTGCGATGGATGACGCGGGCCGATGCGCGTGTTAACCGCGCCGCCAGTTCACGGTCCGATTGTAGCCCCGCGGCGCCCCCGCGCGAGGCGCCGGATCCCGGCCCACCTGAGATTCCCGAACGGACGCCCCGTGTCGCACGATTCGCCTCCTCAGCCCCTCACCGCCGCCCCCGGCGCGCCGCTCACCGGGCGCCTGCGTCCGCCGGGCGACAAGTCGATCTCGCACCGGGCCATGATCCTGGGGCTGCTGAGCCAGGGCGAGACCCGGGTCGAGGGGCTGCTGGAGGGCGACGACGTGCTGCGCACCGCCGCCGCCGCGAAGGCGCTGGGTGCCGGGGTCGAGCGCCTCGGCGAGGGACGCTGGGTGGTGCGCGGGGTGGGCATCGGCGGCCTCACCGACCCGACCGAGGTGCTGGATTTCGGCAATGCCGGAACCGGCTCCCGGCTGATGATGGGCGTGGTCGGCGGCCAGCCGGTGACCGCGACCTTCGACGGCGACGCGTCGCTGCGCTCGCGCCCGATGCGCCGGATCCTCGACCCGCTCACCCGCATGGGCGCGCAGGTCCTGTCCGAGGCCGAGGGCGGGCGCGTGCCCCTGACCCTGCGCGGTCTGAACGAGGCGATCCCGATCACCTACGAGACGCCGGCGGCCTCGGCGCAGATCAAGTCCGCGGTGCTGCTCGCGGGCCTCAACGCGCCCGGCACCACCACCGTGATCGAGGCGGCCGCCACCCGCGACCACACCGAGCGGATGCTGCGCCTGTTCGGCGCCGAGGTCCGGGTCGAGCCGCACGGGCCCGGCGGCCACGGCCGCAAGATCTTGCTCACCGGGCAGCCGACCCTGCGCGGGACCGACGTGGTGGTTCCGGCCGATCCGTCCTCGGCGGCCTTCCCCCTGGTGGCGGCGCTGATCGTGCCCGGATCCGACGTGGTGATCGAGGGCGTGATGATGAACCCCCTGCGGACCGGGCTGATCACCACCCTTCTGGAGATGGGCGCGCAGATCGAGCGCGTGGCCGAGCGGGAGGAGGGCGGTGAGACCGTCGCCGACCTGCGGGTCCGCGCCAGCCGCCTCACCGGCGTCGACGTCCCGCCCGAGCGGGCGCCCGCGATGATCGACGAGTACCCGGTGCTCGCGGTTGCCGCGAGCTTCGCCCAGGGCCGGACCCGGATGAACGGCCTGCACGAGCTGCGGGTCAAGGAATCTGACCGCCTCGCGGCCGTGGCGGCGGGCCTTGCCGCCAACGGCGTTCGCCACAGCGTGGAGGGCGACGACCTCGTGATCGAGGGTGACGGCACGGCGGCGCCCGGCGGCGGCACGGTGGCGACCCATCTCGATCACCGGATCGCCATGGCGTTCCTGGTGATGGGGCTCGCCACGAAGGCGCCGGTCACGGTGGACGATGGCGCGATGATTGCCACGAGCTTCCCCAGCTTCCTGCCGTCCATGCAGGCCCTCGGCGGCCGGATCGGGGCTTGACCATCATGCCGCTCGTCATCGCGATCGACGGCCCGGCCGCCTCGGGCAAGGGTACGCTGGCCAAGCGCCTGGCTGACCATTACCGGCTGCCGCATCTCGACACGGGCCTCCTCTACCGCGCGGTGGCGCTGGCCCTGATCGATGCCGGCCTGTCCCTGGACGATCCGGAGGCCGCGTCCCGGGCCGCCCACGCCCTCGACGCCGACAGGCTGGACGATCCGCGCCTGCGCGACCGCGCCATGGGCGAGGCGGCCTCGCGGATCTCGGCGGTCCCCGAGGTCCGCGCCGCGCTGCTGGCCTGGCAGCGGCGCTTCGCGGCCGATCCCCAGGGCGCCGTGCTGGACGGGCGCGACATCGGCACGGTGGTGTGTCCGGACGCCGACGTGAAGCTGTTCATCACGGCCTCCTCCGAGGAGCGGGCGCGCCGTCGTCACCGGGAGCTCTCCGGGCGCGGCGAGGCCGCGACCTTCGCGGCGATCCTCTCCGACATCGAGGCCCGCGACGCCCGCGACGCCTCGCGCGCCGCCGCGCCGCTGCGCATGGCCGACGACGCGGTCCGTCTCGACACGACGGCCCTCGACCCGGACGCCGCCTTCGACGAGGCCCGGGGCATCGTCGAGCGCGCCCGCGGCGACGGGGACTAGGCGCCACCCACAACCCCGTGTTGACCCCCCGGCCCCGCTCACCTATTGCGAACGCGCCGTCCCCGCGCGGCCGCCCCAGGGCGGTTCCCGGACGCGAGCGCGTAGCTCAGCTGGTAGAGCAACGGACTTTTAATCTGTAGGTCCTGGGTTCGAGTCCCAGCGCGCTCACCACTTTTACCAGCAAACACAGCGACTTAATTGGATAAGACGCTGTGACCACGCTCGGTCTGTGTCCAAGGACCGGGGTGCTGTGTCCAAACCCCCTCAGGCAGCGCCGGGCCCGAACAGGTTGGCCCGGGTCTCTTTCCAGCACTCCTCGAGCTTTCGCATGCCGTTGATCGCGAGCCGGCGCTTGTTCACGTCGCGGCTGTAGTGGCGCACCATCTGCTCGGACATCTCGACGATGGCCGAGACCTCGGCCTCGGTGTTGCCGGCCTCTAGGAGCATGTTCACCGCGTTCTTGCGCAGGCCGTGGAACACGAAGGCGCCATCGCGCAGGGTCTTCATCGCGGTCGCCTTGGCCGCGCTGACCTGGGCCGGGCCGCCCTTGCTGGTCTTGGATGTGATCTCGCGCTGCCAGGCCGTGCGGTAGGCTGCCAGCGTCCACGGCGCGCCATCCTCGCGCAGGTGCAGGGCCGGATGCTCGATGTGCGTCCGGGTCAAGATCTCGCGGTATTCCGAGTGGATCGGGACGAACACCTCGGCGCCGGTCTTCCGGGCGATCAGCTCGATCGCGTTGGCGCCGGGCGCGGGCCGCAGCATCGTCACGACATCTACCGAGCGCTGGCCGGTGTAGAGGGCCGAGTAGACCGGCAGGTGCAGGCCCGGGCGGGCGTGCTCAAAGAACGCCTCGAACGCCTTGTCGGACCACGGCTTGTGCGGCTCGACCTCGTGCTCGACCTTCTCGGTGATGCGGGCGACGTTGCTGGTGCAGTAGCCGCGGGCACCGCCGAACGAGAGCAGCTTCGACAGGACGGCCCGGAAATACCGGGCGCCTGACGGCGTGCCGGACCGCAGGTCGATCGCCTCCTGGGCGGCCACCGATGTCAGTGCGGCCACGGGCTCGGAGCCCCAGGCGTCCGCAATCGCCTTCAGGTGGCGATCGTAGTCGCGCTTGGTGAGGTCGGCGAGCTTCTCGTAGGCCGGGTGCGCTCTGTAGGCGCTGATCAGGGCATCGAAGGTCTTGCGCTCCTTGCCGTCGTCCTGGCGGTCGCGGGTCTCGGTGGCATCGATCGCGGCCCAGAACGCTGCCGGTCCCTCGGCGCCGCGCGGCTGCGGCAGCGGGTAGGAGCGGCCCGACTCAGCCAGCCATGACCAGGCCCAGCCATCGCCGGTTCGCTCGGCATTCAGGGACTCGCACTGCTTGGCGCGCCGCCAGAAGGCATCGTCCTGCGGCGAGTCGAGGATCGGCACCACCGGCCAAGCGCGCTCCGTCCCGCGGAACTTCTCGAAGCTGAAATACATCCGGCCGGACGGGTTCGGCCGACCGCGCACGTGGCGCGGCAGGTCAACCATTCCGGCGCCGCTCCGGGGCCTGCCGCCTGTAGGCTTCACGAGCCATCGCTCCCAGATCCTTCTCAGGAGCGACACCAGACACCGCCAGATCGGCCGGCGTCAATTCGGGGAACAAGCTCGGGTGCCGGCGCTGCCGCCAGCGATCGACCGCCTCCAGGCAGTACATGCCGGTGTCCGGATCGGGGCGCGGGAAGCCCCGGGTGAACAGCCGGATCTTGCACGCCTCGAACTGCGTGATGGTCAGGTGCAGCCGCCGCGCCACCTTCTCGGCGGGAATATCGGCAGGATCGACGGTGAACCGCACAGCTGGTGCACGGGGTACGCTACGCGGCACTGCTTCCTCCCCGCTCGTTTGGTTTCCACAGCACCGGCCGGGCGTGATCCGGAATTCGCGACCGGCCCCGTGCCATCGGGTGCATCGGCGCACCGTCAGCGGTCAGGCCGAAGCAGTGCACGGCTGGCCACGGCGCCTCGCCGGTGGTGATCTCCTCGAGCACGTGGTCGACGAACTCAGGATCCCATGCGCCGGCGCCCCAGCAGGCCACGACCAGCGCGGCCGCCTTCGCCTCGCGCACGAGCTGCGGCAGGTTGCTGAAGTGGATCACGTCGCGAGCGTGCCAGTCCGGGCCGTTGTCCATGAACTGCGCCCAGGCGCGGCACTTGGCCGGCGACGGGGTGCGCAGCGGGTAGAGGTTGACCGCGGTGAACCCGCCGTAGCCCCAGGAACGGGCAAAGTGGATCCAGCGGCGCACGGTCGGGTCGTCCTGCCGGTGGTCGGCCGTGCTCGGGTTGAGGCCGATGAAGCAGACGTGGCCGCCCTCACTCGACCAGGTGCGAGTCAGCGTGAAGCGATAGGCGCCGCAGCGGGACAGGTTGGCCGAGCGGGCGATGGTGTCGGCGAAGGGCACGCCGAACAGGTCGCGGGTGGCGAGGGCTTCGACAGCCATCAGAAAATGGGCTCCTGACGTGTCGCCCCGCATTTCGGGCAGCGATAGCGTTGCTCCGCGGTCTCCGGGCGTCTGCCGGGTCGCACGATCAGATTGCCTTCGGGGCGCCAGTCGTGCCGGCACCAGCTCTGACGGAGGGCGCGGGCGGCTCCGTCGATCGTCTCGATCAGCTTCGATAGAGATTTCACGCTGCCCTCCCGTTCGTCGCCTCGGCCGGCCGCACGCCATGCTCGGCCAGCGCTTCAAGGTCCGGGATCATCTCCGGCACGATCTCGGATCGGGCATAGGTCCAGCCTGGCAGCAGGGTATGCCAGTAGTGGCCGCGGGGCCCGTTCACGCGGACGAGTCCCGGCAGGTTCGACCACGTCTCCCACCACTCACCACGGCGCGGACGGGCGAGGTCGACGTGCACGACGCTCTTGGCGCCCACGAGGTTCGGGTTGGCGATTGCGGCCCGCATCGCGCGGGCGGCCTCGCCAGCCTGGCGCCGCTCGTCGTTGGTCGGCGCCAGCAGGGGCTTCGGGGCGCGGCTCATCGCGCCCTCCAGCCCAGACGTGCGGCGGAAGCTACCGCCGGTTCGCCCATCTGTAGAGGAGAACCGAAAGGAAGGTGGTCACCAAGCCGATTGCGCTGACGCCGCCCATCAATACCAGCGCCTTCAGCACGCCATCCCAATCGAGCACTGCGGACCTCGAACCTATGCTGATGATGGTGGTGCTTATAGCACCCTCTGCCCGCACTCATTCCGCGGCCTCGGCGATCGGCGCGAGCTGGTCGATGTTGCGCTGGTGGACGGTGAAGCTGATCGCCACGACCCACGGGTTCGCGAGCCAGGCGCCCTCGCCGTTGATGAAGTCCCAGAGCAGCCAGAAGGCACGGACCGGGTGCTGCGCGTTGACCAGACCAAAGATGCCGAAGTCGGTGTGCTCGGGCGTGCGCAGGTCCTGGATGCCCTCGGCGATCGCGTCGGCGGCTGACATGGCGTTCAGCCGCTCAATCCGGACCTCAGTCACCAGGAGCGTGAGACGCGAGGCCCAGCGCGGCATGTGGATCGACGGTCGCCAGCGGGTGATCTCGCCGCCTACGTTGCTCTCGTCGGCCTTGTAGAAACCGCGGTCAGCCAGAGCCTGGACGCCGGGGTCGTTGTGGGTGAGAGCGTCAAGCGGCGCCCAAGCCTCGCGGACGTACAGGCGATCACCGACCGCATACGGGAGCTCCTGCCGCGTAACGACACGACCGAGCGTCACACGCGGGCGCCGGTCACCCTCTACATGCAGGCATCCAACTTCACAGAGCGTGCCCTGGTCGTCGACCGCAAAGGGGATCGGCTGAAGTTTCAGGATCCGCCGGGTCTGCGTCTTCCGGCCAGCGAGCAGCGCCCGGATCATGGGCGCCGAGAAGATGATGGGACGGTCAGCCACAGGCGCCTCCTGCCGCAATCATCAACTTTCGCGACAACGTCGGCGAGGATGCAACCTCTTGGCGAAAATCAAAGGCCACATTCCATCTCTGCATTGTATTTTGATCAAATTCTGTCGAATATTGCGCAGTATTAACGGACGCGTACCGTGCGAAAATAGGGGCATACGTGCGCTGGAAAAACTTTAGGAGCGCGCACTGATGATCGATGACCGCCCGGACGACCTTGCAAGCTCTGGTGAGGCACCTTCTGCTGCAGCGCAGGAGGCCAATGGCGTGGCGTTTCTCCTTGCCAGCGCCGCCTACCTGACGCTCGCAGGCGCCCACCTGCGTCGTGAAGGATTGGACGGTCTGGCCTTGATGGACGAAATCGAAGACCAAATCACGGAAGCGCTGGACAGCTTCGCCGCTGAGCATTCTAGCGACGTTGCCCAGCCCGAAATCGTTCGGCATGCGATGCGCAAAGTTCGCGCTTTGCTCGACGCCGGACGTTCGATGGCCCCTGAGGGACGCCTCCTTCAGTGAAGCGGTCTGACCACAGGCAACTGTTAGCGCCTGGGCTATCTCATGCGTGATGGTGCTGGACTCGGCCATGGGGCTACTCCGCGGCTTCGGTGGCGATGCGCGAAGCCCTGCTCGCTGCTACGCTCTCGACTTGGGATCGAGAGGGCCGTGCGTGTTCAAGGGCTTCGTGCGCGAAGGTGAGTTGCGGCGCTGGGCGCCGTGGGGCGGAGCGACGCTCCTGATACTCGCGGCGGTTGCTCTTCAGATCAGCATGGAGAGCGTCTGCTGGGACGAGACAACATTCAAAGCGGCGAAGATTAATGAAGCGGTTGGGTGCTTCGAGTTTTGGTTCAATCGCTATCAAACCTTGATTGGTGCGATCGCAGCGCTCGCTGGAGCTGGAATTGCCTGGATTGGCGTCCGCAAGCAAATTGACAAGGCAGATGAGCAAATATCTGTCGCAAGCCGTCAAAGTTCTATCGCAATATTGCCTGTTCTGGACCAACGGACGGAAAGCGCCATCAAAGCGTTCAGGTCTGCTGTCGCGCTCGAGGCATTTCATTTTGATATGTATAGGGTTTCTGGAATTGCGTTTGCCAGAACTAAAGACGCTCACAAGCGGTATCACTCCAGCGAACGATGGCCGCAGTTGATAGGCGTCATCAGGGAAAGTTTTGTAGAATATAAATCTCGCGTCGACGCATTTGATGGCTGCCTGGGGGAAATGACAAAAGAGTTGGCTCGCGGCCTTGGTGGACCATCGTTTCGACAGGCTGGACAAGATCTTTGGATATGCGCGATCAACATTCTTAACACGCATCGGGCGGCCCTCACTATGCTCGCTCCTTTTGCTGCCGATAAGATTATGACCAAAGAGGAATTGTTCCGGCATCTTGCTGAAGCGGCGAGCTTCGACGATGCTAATTTTGGCGTGTTGGACGGTATTTACGCAAAATCTTTGGAGGAAATATCCAAGGAGGTCATGATTATGCAGACTGAGCGGGATCGCATTTTCGATCAGAGCCGATCTTGAAGATGGCTTAGCGAAATGATCGTCTGCACATCCTGCGATAATCATCGGCGAGGTCATATCCGCGCCTCCACCACCGGCAGCCCGGCGGCGCGCGCCTTGCGCACCATGTCGGCCGTGCCCGCTCCGCCTGGGAATGCGATCACCGCGTCTGGTCGGCCCTCGGCCAGCATCCGCGTATTGCGGAGCGGGCCCGCCTGCCGGCCGTAGCGGTCCCAGTCAGCCGGGAAGCACGACTGCGGGATCTCGCTGGAGCGCGCCCAGGCGGACGCCCCGGAATCGGCGCCCGTCGCGCCACCCTGAATCACGTGCGTGATCAGCACATGCTGGGCGCGGCCGAGCGCGTCGGCGCACTCCTCGGTCGCGTGCGCCTCGAGCCAGTTCCACACCAACTCCGGGTCGAGGTCGCGGCCTCCGCAGATGAGCACGCGCATCACGCGACCACCTCGGCCGCCGGGATGCCGTCGCTGGCCGGCGTATCGCCCGGGAAGCCGTCGTCCGCCGCGTCAGCGTTGCAAGCCAGCCGGTCGAGCTCGGCGGCGATCGCGTCGAGGGCACGGACGTTGTTCGGCGGCAAATCGGCCTTGAAGGCCTCCAGCGCCGCCATGCCCTTGCGAGCGGCGTCGCGCGCATCGTTGAAGAGCTTGTCCCGGCCGCCGCGGGTCGGCTGCTGAAGCGAGCTCTTCGGAGCCGCTGCCGGTGAGGGCTGGTCTTTCGGGGCGGCCGCCGGTGCGGTCTCCCCCCGCGCCCAGGCCGCGAGCGCGGCGCCATGCTCTTCGCTCAGCCGATCGCCGTGCTTGAAGATCTCCTGGTGCGCGCCCTCCATCTTCCACGACTTCGGGTCGGACAGGTCGATGTAGCCCTTGCGGTCGGCTTCCAGCCGGAACGAGACCGTGACCTCGTAGGGGAACTGCGAGTTGCAGACCGACTTCAGGATCCGGGTCGGCTTCTCGCCGGGGTTCTCGCCCGGCTTCACCGTCTCCTCACCGCGGATCGAGAAGATGATCGGGATACGCCGCTGCAGGAGCGCGTAGACCATCGCCTTGTGCGCGCTCTTCGGCTTGATCCAGGAGGCCATCTTCATGCGCTCCTGCTTGCGGTAGTCGTCGCCGGCCATGCGCTGGAGCTCCTGCGACTGCCAGTCGAGCACACCGCCCAGACCCACCCATTCCATCGAGAAGCTGTCGATCAGGAGAGCGTCGAACTCTTCGCGCTCAGCCGCCAGGGCCGCCTCAGCGAAGCGGTTGGGCCGGAACGGCGGGTCCATGACGACCGCCTTGAAGCCGAAGCTGTCTTCAGCCACGCGCTTCGTCCGGCCGCCCTCGGTGTCGAGGACCGCAACCCGGCCATTCGGGCCGGCGATGCCCCGGGCGAGTCGGCAGGCGGACCAGGTCTTCCCGGAGTTGGTGCCGCCGGTCAGCGAGACGAACAGGCCGACCCGCTCGCGGGCTGCGTCGGCACCAATGAAGCTGAAGCTCACGCTGCGCTCTCCATATCGAGGGGGCGGAACGGGCTCTGCGCGATGTCGTACGAGACGCCGGAGAGCTGCGGGTCGAGCTCCTCGCGTTCGGACCAGCGGCGGGCGGCCCATTCGGGGTAGTCGAACCGGACGATCTGGGCGGGGTAGCCCGGCCACTCGCCGCTGGCTCGGCAGCGATTCCAGACATGGATCGCGGCGGCCATTTTCCGGGCGCCGATCTCCATGCCGGCGCCGTCGGCCTCGGCGACGCTGAGCGCGTGCGGGAACTCGTTCTCGACGAAGATCCAGCGGAAGCGGATGCGTCCGGCGAGATGCGGCAGCAGGATCGCGAGGACGTGCACGTAGAAGGCGGCCTGGACCTCCATCTGCATGCTCTCGACGCGACGGCCGAGCAGTTGCGGAGCGGCGGACTGATCGCCGGTCTTCACGTCCCAGATGGTGGCGTGGGTCGGGTGGATCTCGACCCGGTCCATCATGATCCGGAGCCAGGCGCCGGACCGGTCCTGGGCGACCGCGACCACCTCGGCCGGCGCTTTGTTGAAGCCCTCACAGCCTGGGATGAGCGCGAGCTTCTCAGCGACCTGGTCGGCGAGCGCGTCGGCCTTCTCGCCATCGGGCCGCAGGATCGGACAGTGGCCGTTCGCGTAGGCCAGCGCGCGCTGCGCTTTCGCTGCGGCGGAGCGATAGTCGTCGGCGTCGATCAGCACGACGTCCGCCCCCTGCCCGAGGATCAGCTTATGGGCGACGGTGCCGATCTCCTTTGGCCGGCTCGGGTCGCGCTCCGCCTTGATCTGGCAGCCCAGGCGCGGGTGCGCGATCCAGGCGTGCTGCGGGCTCGACTCCAAGAGCGTGCGTGCGATCGATGAGGACAGCGACGGCTCGGGCGCGCAGTCGGCGTGGTAGACGTCAGCCGGCATCTGATAGAGGCCCGGGCCGCCGACGTAGCCGGCGAGGTGTGGCTTGATCTTCATGGCCATCACTCCGCCGCTTCGGATTTCAGGCCGCGCCCCATCTGCCGGGCACAGCGATCGGATTCCGCTTGGGCCGCGACCTGGTGCTCGGGATCGAAGGGCGCGGCGATCGCCTCGGCGCAGAGGCGCTGCAGGTGGTAGCGAACCGCCTGCATGGCGGCGCCGCTGTTCAGCGCGTCGCCGAACCGGACGTCCCGCCCGAACGAGCGCACGATGGCGACGCTAAGCTGCCGGTCCGAGCCGCTCGCCATCAGGGCGCGATGGCCCTTCGCGTAGAGCGCCTGCGCGGCGCGCTCCGGCGTCATCTGCTCCGGGCGGGGCAGATGGTCCGCCGGCATGACGGCGCGGGTCATGACGACCTCCGGGGCTGAGAAGGGCGGGAAGATCACAGGCGTCCCTCCGGGTTGCGGATGAGGAGGAGGAGCAGGACGGCGAGGCCCGAGAGGAGCAGCGCGCTCGGGGCGAGGTCGGTGATGGTGACCGCGGGCGCCGGCTCGCAGATCACGCCGGTGGCGCAGAGCGTGATGCTCGCCGTCATGGCCGCACCAGTTCGAGCAGCGCGCGGCGCTCGTCCTCGCGCAGGTGCCGGAAGGCAGCGAGCAAAGCCGCCTCGTCATCGTCCTGGGCGGCCAGCGACGGCCGCTCGAAGGCCTGCGGCTCCAGACCGAGCAGTTCGGCGATCACCGGGATCCGGGCGCGCGGCATGCGGCTGCGGCCGCTCTCGACATGATGGATCATCACCGACGAGGTGCCGATGTGATCGCCGACCGCGCCCATGGAGAGCCTGCGAGCAACCCGGGCGGCGCGGACCATGGCACCGACGGCGCGGCGGTGCTCGAGCGGCGGTGAGGGCTCGCGCCGGGAGGGGGCGGCGGCGCTCACAGCGTGCCCCCGCTGATCGCGGCCATGCTGCGCCGGGCCCGCACCTCGTCGAGGTCCGCGACCCCGGCCGGCAGCGGCTCGGCGTCCATGTTGATCGCGTGCGCCCCGCTGTGGCGCATGAGCGCCTCGACCACGATGAGCGCGCCAGCCGTGTCCTTGCGGCTCAGGGCCATGCGGATGACCGCCAACTCCTGGACGGCCGCGGCATGCGCCAGCGCGAGGCGCTGGATCTCCAGGCGATGGATGCGATCCGACCGCACCGCGCGCTCGGCGAAGGTATGCAGCTGATCGAGCTCGTGCTGAGTCACGATGATGGCGGGCTGCGAGATCACCGATGTGCTCCGTTGGCGAAAGGGCTGAGGTCGCGGGCGATGGCCCGGCATTCGGCAGCGTCCGCCGTCGTGCGGTGGACGTGGATCTCGGTGCAGCCGGAGTGGCGCATGCGGAGCAGCCAGGATTCTGCGCTGGCACGATCGAGCCCGGACGCGACGCCGCGCCGGTGCGCGTTGCCGCCCTCGTCCCGGGCGATGCCGATCACGACGATGCGCGTAGCCTCGTCGGCTTCGAGCTCATGCGGCTTGTGGATGCGGGCGACGTAGCGCCGGCCCGAAGCGCCGCGCCACGCCGTCATCGGGATCGCGGGTGTGCTGCTCCGTCCAGCCTCGGACAGCATCAGTTCCTCGCGGGGCAGGAGGTCGATGACGGCCATCAGCGCGCTTCCTCAGCGGAGAGGCAGCGGCCGGTCCGGGCGAAGTGCTCGCCGGCCATCAGGTGAGCTGCGACAGCCTGCTCGGCTGTCATCGGCCGGGCGGTGTCGGCACGCGGGAAGAGGTCGGGCCGCAGGTCATTGCGAGACACGCCGGTGACGGCGGCGACCGTGTCCACATGGCCGGTCGGACAGAAGACCCAGCCTGTCACGGTCGAGACGTGCAGGCCGAGCTGTTGCGCTAGACGAGCGGCACCACCGGCCGCGTTGACGGCCCGGCGCATGGCGGCCGAGGCGCGCATGGCCTGGGCCGTGGTGGCGAAGCGCGGGCGGGCGGCCATCACGCCACCTGCCGGATGATGGCGCCGAGCCGGCACCGGGCCGCGTGGCCCATGCGCTGCGGAAAGCGGCAGGCCGGGCAACCCAACTCCGTGGCGCCGCCGTTGCAGTTGATCTGCGCCGACCACTCCAGGGCGACGATCTCAGCGCGGCCGCGGGCAACCTCGTGGCTGAGCAGGGCCTGGAAGAACTTGCGCTCGACGGCGCGGGCGGCTGAGCCGGCCATCAGCGGGCGGCCCGGTACGCAGCCACGTGATCGGCGATGACGCCAGGCACGAACGGGCCGAGGCCGATCGTCAGCATGGCGAGACTGACGTAGGTCATCACCTCGGGGAGCGGGGCGGTCGAGAGGTAGAGGTCGAGGGCGGTGAGCATCGGGGGCTCCATCGGCTCAGTGAGCGGCGATGGTCCGATACTACGCATCGTGCGTAATGAATGTCAACGCATATTGCGTAGCGAAGCGGAATTGCCGGTTTGGGGCTTCACCGGATGCGTTGTCCACACCCGCGCACAGCCCAACCCGCGGTAAATCCATGCGATTTCGAATTACTCACGAAACCAATAGAGATGTTCGTATTGCGTTCTAAATTCGGGCCCCAGTTCTGACCGTCAGAACGCGAACAAGGTCTAGCGATGGCACATACGCAGTATCACGCAGTGCAACCATTTGTCCGCGGCGGTCGTGGAGGAATAGCTGCGGCTGCTGTCAGGCAGTGTCCTAGCGCTGAAGCTGCGAAGCGGCTGGCCGAGCGTCTTGTCGGTGATAAAAAGGCCGTCGGCGCGCTAGCCTATTCACGTCCTGGGTCCAGCAGCGCAGATGAATACGCGGAGCCAACGTTCTTGGCGCGCATCGGCGAGGTGCCGGAAACGGACGAATATTAGCGCGGTTTGATCCAGGCGACCTTGGCGGACCACACAATCCCATCCACCTCAATCGGCGGCAAACCGCCGGTTGAGACGAGAAAATAAGGGCCGTTGCCCCGCCCACGGAAGACTTTCTTCACGTAGATCTCGTCCTCCGAGATCCACACAACGCATAGCTGTCCAATCCACTCATCGGGCAAGCCGCGAACACGATCGTCATAGTAGATTAGCCAGTCATCCTCGGCGAGGCCGGGCATGGAGTCGCCTCGGACGCGAGCAGCCACCGTATTCGGCGATGATCCTGGTGGCCTTGCTGCGCGGTCATAGCCACCCTGCGGCTCACCGTTGAAGACTATGCGAGCGCCCGCGCCGACATCGCCAACGATCGGCACCGTGTCATCCTTCGGCGCCTCCAATCGCGGGCCGCCCTCAAGGATCCACTCCCAACGCTCCTTGTAAGCCGCGCCATAGCGCTTGGCGGTGTCGCGGCTCGGGTTTCTGTCGCCGTTCTCGTGGCCGAGATAGGTCGGCACCTTCCAGCCAAACGCACGTGCTGCGTCGGTCGCCGTTTCGAAGCCGGCCTTTTTGCGGAGATACTGGAGGCGCTCAGCGATCGTATCCATAGCTCGCGCTTCGCACAAAGCGTTACGCAATGTGCGTTGACAGCCGCTACGCATCAGGCGTAGCGTTCCCGTCGCCATGGAATCCGTCGCCGAAATCATCGCTGCACTCGGGGGGCCCACTGCCTTCGGCGTGATCTGCGGGTTCTCAAAGAACCCCGGCGCACGCGGCAGCGACATGCGCCAGCGCGGGTCAATTCCGGTCATCTACTGGCCTCTGATCGTCGACGCGGCCCGCGCGAGGGGATTGGCGATCGACAACGACGTCCTTGTGCACGTGCATCTGCCGAATGACCGGCGAGCGCAGCTGACGTCAGTCGAAGAAGCGGCTGCCTGATGTCGGCCGCCGGAGCGCTCCTAGCGGCCCCGTTCATCGTATCCGCCGCCGTTCTAGGCGGCGCGCTCCTCTGGTGCCGCGGCCTGTTCCCGTTGGTGGTCACCACGCTCGGCGCCGGCCTCGTCTGGGTGCTCGTCGTATGAGCGCCTCATTCCCTTCGCGCTTCGGCGCGTCCGACCTCGACCAGGGCCTCCGCAGGACTGCCCTGTGCGGACCCCGTACGCCGGGCATGGGCCGAGAAAGCCCCGGCAACTCTTCATCGCGTGCCATCGCCGTCGCCAGTGTCGGGGCTGCGGCCTCGGTGGCGGTCTCCAGCGTGGAGCCCACCGTGATCGATGCTCGCTCTCTCCTGACGCTCGGCTCAGCGTGCCGCCGGGCCGCGATGGCGTTCGCCGTTCAGTCCGCCGCTCTGGGCCGGGCCGCGCGCTCTGCCGGTCGTATCGAGCCGCAGGAGGCCATCGAGGCCGCGCAGCACGCCTTCGATATGGAGCGCGCGGCCCAGCACCTTCAGGCCGAGGCGCAGGACGCCGAGCTGCTGTCCTGGCTTGCCCATCGTGCGGCCGGTGGCTCGGTGATCCTGGTCGCTGCGCGGCCAGTCGTCGTTGCGCGGGATGAGCGTGCCCCGGAAGCGGTGACGCTCGTTCAGCGCCTGGGCCGTGTGGTCCAGCGCCTGCCCGTATTCCGGCGGGCTGCCTGATATGACGATCTGCGCGCCCATGATCTCACCGGTCGGGCCTCGTGCCCGCGCGCAGGATACCGCCCGGATCGTCGCGCCGTCATGGCGCCTACGGGCCCGGTCAACCATTCGTTTTTCCCCTCGCTCTGTTGCGTTCCTCGCCGGAGCTGAGGCGCCCCGCGGCCTGCTATTGAGACTCGGACCCGCCGCGGGGTCCGCCCTTTCCGCACCTCTGCCGTCGTGCCTGCCAGCTGCTGGCCGGGGTGCTCTTCGTGTGTCTGCACAGGTTCTCCACACCCTGGGAGATCGCTGATGTCGGCCGCCTCCTGCATCCCTGGCCCGTCCTCATCCCCGATGTTCACAGCATCGGGGAATGACATGCGGAAGTCTGGGTCCAGCGATACCCAAGGATGGGTGATTGAGCCCCAAAGATGGGTGGCGCAGTGGCGCCAGATCCATCCGGTGAAGGCGGCGCAGTGCGTCGCCGAGGCGATCAACGCGCCCGCGCGGACGGTCGAGAAGTGGTTCAGCGGAGAGGCCAAGCCCTCGCTGGATTACGTCGGGCCGATCCTGAACCGCTACGGCTTGGCCTTCGTCGTCGGCGCCATGGCGAACCCGGTGCCCTGGCTCGACGACCTCGCCCGCGAAGAGCGGAAGCTGAAGCTCCTGGCTGAGCGGCGGGCCATCGACGAGATGCTGGCCGAGGACTTCCGGAGGGCGTCGCGATGAGGCCGATCCGCTTTCATGTCCTGCGCCTGCTCGAGTGGGTCGCCCAGCTGGACGAGGCCCGGGCCAACGCCCGCATCCGCTCGATCGTCGCTTTCCGGAATCGCCGCGCGGACGACGCCAAGCGCTACGGCACCGCCGCGGACGCGATCTGCCCGCCGGCCGAATGGAATCCACGCCTCTGGGATCGCGACCAGGATCCTCGCACCGACACCCGGGAGCGCCGGCCGTGAACACGCCGCTCCGCACCATCGCGACTGACGGGCTGCTGGTCCCGACGCATGTGATCAATCGGGCAGTCACCGCCTGGCGCATCGCTGCGACCGACGAGATCGCTACCGAAAACCGGGTCACTGTCATCGCCGATGGCGAATGCGCCTACGTCACGGTGCCCAACGACTTCTGCCGGGCCGCTACGCCCGTGACCGGCGACTGGCTGCTCATCGGCCGAGACGGCTCGGTCTCGCATCGCCGCGCCGATGTCTTCGAGGCCGAGAGCCTGCCGGTCCCGCGCGCCAATGCCGGATGCCTCGCCGGCCTGCCCCCGCGCGTCCCCCGCTTCCCCGGCTGAAAGGCCCGCCCACGCGGGGCGTCCCCGCGCGACTGGAGCACACGATGTCCGAACAGCAGCCCGAAACCGGTATCGCCGTCGACTTCACGGTGCAGATCGTCGCCAGCTACGTCCGCGGCAACCACGTCGCGGCATCCGAGCTGCCGGCGCTGATCGCGTCCGTGCACGCGGCGATCACCGGCCTCGGCCAGACCGCGATACCGGCTGAGGCCGATGCGACCCGGCCCAGCCAGTCCGAGATCCGCAAGTCGATCCGGCCCGACGGCCTGGTCAGCTTCATCGACGGCCGGTCCTACAAGACCCTGAAGCGGCACCTCACCCGGCACGGGCTCGACCCGCACGCCTACCGCCAGCGCTTCGGCCTGCCCGCCGACTACCCGACGGTCTGCGCCAGCTACAGCGCCCAGCGCTCCGTGCTCGCCAAGAACCTCGGCCTCGGTGTCGTCGGCGGCCAGGCCGCCCGGAAGCCGCTCGCCGCGGTCGCCTGATCCACCCCTGATCGAACCACCAGGCGGGCCAGTCCCGCGAGGAGAGAGTCATGGCCGAGAAGCTGAAAGCGAAGAAGGACACCGGCATCGCGCCGAGCGTGCTGAAGAGCCTGATCGACGTGTGCAACTCGCACAAGGGCGACATGGACGAGGCGCGCGGCGAGCTCGGCGCCGCCGTGAAGAAGGCCGAGGACGTGCACGGCGTCCACCGGAAGGCCTTCAACGACTGCCGCAAGCTCACCCGCATGGAGGACTCGGCTCGGGCCGACTACCTCCGCGCCTTCGACGACTACCGGGCGAAGCTCGATCTCAACCCCGCCCCGGATCTGTTCGACGAGGGCAAGGACGGCGATGAGGCCGCGCGCCGCGCGACCCAGGACGCCGCCGCGTCGGAGCAGGACCAGGTGGCCGAGAACAAGGCGCGCCTGAAGGGCATCAAGCAGCTCGAGCCGGCGGTGCACTGAGCCATGGCGCTGCCGAAGATCCTCGCCCTCGACCTGGCCACCCGCTTGGGGTGGGCCTGCGGCTCTCCCGATGGGGAGCCGACCTATGGCTCGAAGCTCCTGCCTTCGACCGGGTCGGACATCGGGCGCTTCGGCGACGCCTACGACCAATGGATCCTCGACATGATCACGCTGGAAAGCCCGGCGCTGGTCGTGTTCGAGGCGCCGTTCGTCGGCGGCACCGGCAACGCGAACACGGCTCGCAAGCTGATGGGCCTGTGCTGGCAGACCGAGATCGCCTGCTACCGGCGGCAGATCCGCTGCATGGAGCACGGCAACACCAGCGTGAAGAAGATGTTCGCCGGCAACGGCCGCGCGGAGAAGCACGAGATGATCGCCGCGGCGCAGCGCCATGGCTGGAATCCGAAGGACGATCACGCGGCCGACGCCCTCGGCCTTTGGGCCTGCGCGGTGCACGAGAGGGCGCCCAAGTATTCGCGCCTGAAGCTCGGCGCCCTCGGCGCGGGGCGGGCCGCATGACCTGGCCATTCGGCACGCTGCAGCCCTTCGGCTTCGACATGCTGATGATCGACCCGCCGTGGGCCTTCGCGCTCCGCTCTGAAAAGGGCGAGGCGAAGAGTCCGCAGGCGCAGTACGCCTGCATGCCCCTCGACGCGATCAAGGCCCTGCCGGTGGCGCAGCTGGCCCGCGGCGACGCCTTCCTCTGGCTCTGGGCCACCAACCCGATGCTGCCGCAGGCGCTCGAGGTGATGGCCGCATGGGGCTTCACGTTCACCACCGCCGGCACGTGGGTGACGACCACCTCCGGCGGCAAGCTCGCGTTCGGCACCGGCTACGTGCTGCGCAGCGCCTCCGAGCCCTTCCTGATCGGCAAGTTCGGCCGGCCGCGCGCTGGGCGATCCGTGCGCAGCGTGATCATGGCGCCGGCTCGCGAGCACAGCCGCAAGCCGGATGAGGCCTACGCCGCGGCCGAGGCACTGCTGCCGGACGCACTGCGCCGGGCCGACCTTTTCTCGCGCGAGGCCCGTCCGGGCTGGGAGGCCTGGGGCCACGAGGTCGGCAAGTTCGACCGGCCCGGGTCCGTCCCCATGGCAGCGGAGTGACGCCCATGCGCTGGGTTCTCGCCCGATCCGGAACGGTCCTCTACCGCGGCAGCCGCGAAGACGTGCTGACCGCCGCCGAGCGCTACGGCCTCGTGTGTCACGTCGTGCCGGAGGTGCGGGCCCCGAAGCCCGGCCGCGGCTTCTACGACGACGGCGCCGGGATCCCGCCGCGCCTGATGCAGAACGCCGTGATCTTGCCGGAGGAGATGCTGCCGGCCCGGCTCCGGAGGCGCGCAGCATGAGCCGAGACCCCGACAACGTCGTGGCGTTCCGCACGCCTGCCGACCAGGCCGCGCCGCCACACAACACCGAGGTGGAGCAAGCGCTGCTCGGCCTGGCGATGATGCGGCCCGAGGTGGTGCCGGCGATCGCGCAGATCGTGCGTCCGGAGCATTTCTTCTTCGCCGACCACCAGGAGGTGTTCGCCTGCATCGAGTCGCTGGTGGCCGCCGGCTGCCCGCCCACGCCGATCGCGGTGAAGGGTTACCTGCAGCGGCCGCAGATCGGCGACCGCCCGGCCCTAGCCTACCTCGCCGCCTGTGCCGGCGACACGATGGGCCTCGACGCTACCGGCTACGCCGCGATCGTCCGGGACCTGGCCTCGAAGCGCTCGCTGCTCGGGGTGGCCGAGAAGCTGACCGAGATGGTGCGCACGTCGCCCCCCGGCACGGCCGCCCAGGCGATCATCGATGAGACCGAGCAGGCGCTGCTCGATGTCCGCGCCATCGTCCCGCAGGCGCACCTCGCAGGCCAGTCCGCGCCGGAGGCCAGCCGCTGGATGCTCGATCGCATCAACCAGCTGAGGACCGGCCAAATGGAATCCACCGCGATCTCGACGGGGCTGTCCGAGCTCGACCGGGTCACGAATGGCGGCTTCCAGCGCGGGCAGCTCTGGCTGCTCGCGGGCCGGCCGGGCATGGGCAAGACGGTCGCAATGACGACACTGTCCCGGCTCGCCGCGCGCGAGGCTGGCGTGCTCGTCTACCAGTGCGAAGTGACCCGGGATCAGCAGATCGCCCGGTATCTGTCCGATCTCTCGTACGTCCACAACCGGCCGCTCACGTTCGGCAAGATCATGGCCGGCGTCGAGATCGACGACGAGGAGGCCTGGAGGATCGAGCAGGCTGCGGCCAGCTTCGACAAGCTCCACCTGCGCCTGGAATGCGAGCCTGGCGTCACGGTCGCGCAGATCGCGTTCGGGGTGAAAGCGGAGAAGCGGCGGCTGGCCAAGATCGGCGTGCGCCTCGGCGTCGTGTTCGTCGACTACCTGAAATTCATCAAGGTCTCGGACCGCTACCAGGGCCAGCGCGTGCTGGAGATCGGCGAGATCTCGGGCGCCCTGAAGCAGCTGGCGAAGGCCGAGGACATCTGCGTCGTCCTGCTCGCTCAGCTGAACCGCGGGGTCGAGAAGCAGGAGCGCGAGGATCGTCGGCCCACCCCGGCCGACCTCCGGGATTCGGGCGAGCTGGAGCAGGACGCCGACGCGGTCCTGCTGCTCTTCCGCGAGGCCGTCTACGTCGAGCGCAAGATGAAGGCGTCGCCCACGCCGGAGCTCGCTGATCGCATGATGCAGGTCCAGCACAAGCTCGAACTGATCCTCGGCAAGAACCGATCCGGGCCGCCCGTCACGCTGCCCCTTTGGTGCGACGTCGCCCATTCCGCCATCGCTCAGACATCGAGAGGGGGCTTCTGATGGCCCGAATCCGCACGATCAAACCCGAGTTCTGGACCGACGAGAAGATCGTCCAGCTGCCGTTCTCGGCCAGGTTGGTGTTCATCGGCCTCTGGAACTTCGCCGACGACGATGGGCGGATCCGCGATGAGCCGGATCGACTGCGTATGCAGATCATGCCGGGCGATCCCGTCGACATGGAACTGGCTCTCGACGTGTTGGTGGCCGCCGAACTGATCGAGCGCTGGTACGGCGACGATGGGTCGGTGGTGCTGGTGATTCCCGGCTTCGGCCGGCACCAACTCATCTCGCACAAGTCGAAGTCGAAGCTCCCGCTGGATGCCTATCGCAAGGCGGTGATCCCAGTCGCGGCGCGGCGTCAGGTGGCGCAGAAATACGGGTGCACGCCCGGCAACGAAAACCATCCGGCGGAATGCTACTTCTGCGGCGCGCCAGGCTCGATCTTCTGGCCGAAACGGTCCGACGGAAAGCCCAGCTACTGGGTCGCGTTCTCCGGGCTCGAACTTGACCACTTTACTCCGGAGCACTCCGGAGGAGTGACGGACGGTAAAAACCTCGTTCTTTCATGTAGATCGTGCAATCGCTCACGCGGCCACGGCAACCCTCACGACTTTTTCCCGGGCAACTCCGGAGGCCTCCGGAATCCTCCCTCTGGAAGGGAAGGGAATGGAAAGGAGGGGAATAGAAAAGATCCTAAGCCCGCCGCCGCAGAACCTCACCCCACGCGACAGCAGGTCGAAACGTCGGCTGCTCAGCCCGCCTCGAAGGTCGAGCCGGCGGCGGGGCCGAGCCTGGCCGAGGGCTGGAACACCCGGGCCAACTTCGACCGGGTCGAGGCCCGGGTGCGCTCAGCCCTCGACGGCGGCCCCCAGGATCTCCGGATCGGCCCGATCGCCAAGCTGGAGGCCGACGGGCTCGACCTAGAGGCCGAGATCGTGCCGGCCCTGCTGGACATCGCCGCCTCGTCCCGAATCCCGATTCGGACCTGGACGGTCTACGCCGACCGGGTCGCCGAGCGGGTAGCGGCGCAGCGGCAGAGCCGTGTCGCCCAGGGTCTGGCCGCAGTGCCGGCAGCCCCAACGCCCGCCGAGGACCTCGTCGACCTCGGCGTCTCGGGACAGTGGCCCGAGCCGACCCTGCGGAAGTGGATCGAGCGGTTTCGCCAAGACGCCGGCAGCTGGTCGGAGGCCGTGTTCGGCCCGCCCCCGGGCCAGCCTGGATGCCGGATTCCGTCTCGGCTGCTGCTTGAGGCGGCGTGATGGTCCGCCACCGGCGCATCTCCGGCTCCGCCCTGCGCTGGGAGCGCATGCACCGGGATGCCGCGAAGGCGCTGGCCGCACAGGCGGCGGAGGCCATGGCGGCAGGCCGCGCGACACCCCCCTCTCCTGCGGCGGGAGAGGGGTCGAGGCCGGACGCGCAAGCCGCGCGAACGGGGTCGGGTTCGACTGGAGCGTAGCGTGGGTCGCCAACGGAACCAGAGGCAACGCCTGAAGAGAAAGCTCGAAGCCGAGCGTGCGCACAAAGTGTTCATGCGCCGTGGAGAGATCTTGGAAGAAGAGCGCGCTCAGCGCGACGAGGCCGATGCGGCGAAGACTGAAGAAGCCAAGGCCGAGCCCACCGAAAGCCCGCAGGAGCGGCACGATCGGGAGCGGCGGCAGCGTGAGGAGGAACGCATCGCCGCCCGGCGGGCCGAGCACGACCTGCCACCCGGCAAGCAGTGGGCCATGGTGCAGGCCTGCGTCGGCCATACCGGCGAGCTGTGCGAGAAGCTCCGGAACGCCGGCATTCCGTTCTTCCGGCCCCGGGACGAGATCGAGCAGCGCCTCGCCTCGGGCCGGATCCGCCGCATCCGCATGCCGCTGTTCGACCACACGGTGTTCGTGGGGCTGGAGCAGCGTGGCCAGCTGGAGCGCCTGGCCGTCGAGCATCCCTGGCTGATGGAGCGCCGGGTCTACGGCACCATGCCGGGACTGCGCCACGATCGCGCGTTCGCTTGGGACGTCGAGCGGATCGCGTACTGCGAGTCGATCCTGGATGAGAACGGCGAGCCACGGCCTGCCCCCGTCATCGTCCCGGTGACCGTGCCGGACGAGGAGATGCGCAGGTTCGCGGACGTCCTGATCGGGTCGGCCCCGACGATCGACGACCTCGACCGTATCGAGATCGGCGAGGCGGTGCGGGTGGTCGACGGCCCGTTCGCCAGCTTCGACGGCCTGATCGAGGAGGCCGACGTGGCGCGCGATCGCTACAAGGTCGCAGTCAGCATCTTCGGCCGGGCCACGCCTGTCGAGCTGGAGCGGCAGCAGTTCGAGCGGGTGTAAGCTTAGGGATTGGGTTGACCGACAAGTTATGGCAGATGAAAGCTATCTAGCCGTCCTGGGATGCTGAGAATTTCAGACCTGGACAGGTAGATTGTTCACGCTGAGAATGGTGCGGCATGGCTGATAAAACGAAGCGCGATCTGGATGATTTGGAATGGCTTGTTGAACAGAGGGCAAGGAACCAGAATTCTTCTTTAAGTCTCTACAAGCTATATATTGAATATCAAACCGAACTGAGTGACGATGTCGTTTGTGGCAGGTTGTTTCGCGCATTGATCGGCGTAAATTTTTCTTTGTGGCGCTCTGTTTTTCTCAGCGATGTAGACAAAACAGCTGGTCTGCTTGAGCGAGACGCAGAAATATTCCTAGTCAATCTCATCGAGAATAATGCCGTAGGTTACTCACAGGACAGGGCATCTAACTATTGGACGTTTAGATATTACGTATCCGCAGCCAGAGATATTTTGCGACGCAAGCGGAAAGAAACAAAGGATTTAGAAATTATACCTAAGCTGCCCAAAGAAAATCCATCAGGCAGTGCGCATGATTGGTGGGAATTGCACCAAACCGTATTGGATACGACAATCGCTAACTTCACGAGGCACCTTAGCGCTGCTCGCACCAGTGCGAGTGACGACGGCTAAAGCAATGCAACCGCTGCCGTTCGAATTGCCGCTTGACTCGATAAGCTGCTTCTGAATCTATGCGTCCCGCATCGCACGCGGTGCCGGACGACCGCCCCCTTCTTGTACTCCCCGGTGAGCTGGGTTGACGGACAAGAGGCTGGGTGACCCGGAGGGCGGTTTCTGACCCCCTCTTTGCTACGACTCTGCCCGCGCCAAACGTGACCGCACCAGTTCGGTCGCCGCGCCGGCAGTCCCATTGCCCTTGAGGAAGACGGACGGGCGGACGTCCACCTGGCTGTAACCCAGGCGCCTTTGGCATGGCGGGTTCGAGCCCTGCCTTCCTCACCACCAGCGCACGGACCTCGCATGCTCGACTGGATCGGCCGAGGCCGCCGCATTGAGCGCAAGCTCGACGCTCTGCTGAGGTTGAGCATCACTCACGACCGGGAGACAGCCATGGCCCAGCAGACGTTGCAGGATCTCATCGACCAGGTGCACGCCAACACCGCCGTGGAGGCCGCCGCCGCCGCCGCGATCACCGGGCTGATCGGCCGTCTCGAGCAGGCCAACTCCATCGGCGACGGCGCGCAGTTCGCCTCGATCATCGCCGAGATGAAGGCCGCGGCCTCGACCCTCGCTGCCGCGATCCCGGCCAACACCGCCGTCGCGCAGGATCCGGCGCCGGCTGAGACCGAGCAGCAGACCGGCGACCAGGGCGCGCAGCAGTAATCCAGATCAGCGCGAGCGTCGGGCCGGCGCGCCTGGGAAGCGTCCGATCCGCCAGCGCTGAATGATCAGAGGCCGCCATGTGCCCTCGGCCGGTAGAGAGCAATCACCCGGCGGGGTGAGCGCTGGGCTGGAACGCCTGGCACCCAAATGCAGAGGCTGCCATGAACACCAGTGCATTCATCCGCCACCTGTCGGACGACATCCGCACCCGCTTCCCGGACAAGTCCGTGTTTTAGGTAGTCGGTGACGTCGAGAAGCTGATCGAGCGCCTAGTGCAGGCGGCCGGCACCGCGCCGCAGGCTGAAGCCACAGCGCGGACATCCGCTTCAGAGTGATCGTCTGTCGATCGCACCTAAGGCAAGGCTGGCGCAGCGTTTAATTGCTTAATTGCCTATTATTTGTATTTTTGCGCCAATTCGTTGTATTTCATCGACACGAGAAGTTTATCCTCGTCAATACTGATGTTCGACGCTGCCCGAACGCCAATTGCGCCCGGCATCTTGATTAGACCGCAGCTTAAGTCGCTCGGGTCCAGATCTGTCACGATTACTCGGGAAGAACATAAACCACCCACGGTCGCGATATTATATGTGCGGCTTATATATGCTTCTACCATGAATTGGCTGTCGTCTGGCGTCGGGTCGGATGAGTAACCCGCTGCCCGAGCTTTTGCGGCGGACTGAGCCCCTGCATCGTTCGCCAGAATCAGCGACGTAAACCTAGAAGCATCGCAAGTCCCACCTCCGGATTTCCCGCACTCGCGGATCAGTTGAATCAACCGCATATTCTCGGGATTGAGGTCCGCATCTTTAGCGGCTTTCTGCAATTTCACGAGCTCAACGGTCTCGGCGTTGATCAGCTTCCGATTCCGCAGGGCTTCCAAATTCTGAGAGACCGCAGCTTCGAGGTTAGAGAATAACGCCGATGACAAAGCGTCTTTTGTCACAATCGCCCTGTTGAGTGTCTTTTCAAAACTATATCCAACGTCGCTTTCGATTGCGAATTTGTAGGTATTGACAATATTTTCTGCTGCAGTGCTGTCAGCAGATCCTGCTGTCCGAGCCCGCTTTTCGAAAGCGTTGAAGAATTTTTCCACCGTGACCTGGTCGAGGGGCATCGCCTTGTCCTCGGCGCCCCACCACGCGATTGAGGTTACGGCGAGTGCGCATAAAGTTTTGGCTATCGAAAGCGACATAAAAGACTCCAATACTGACTGCGCTTATCATTCGACTGGGTAGAAACTTTGCTATAAGAGACAGAAGCTTTCCAAACAGACAGAGCCAGTTCTGCTGGCGCACTATTCGAACCTCCACCTAGAATGCTTAATCAATGCAAACCCCTGCGCTCCTATTCGCAGCTTAACTTGATGATGCAACTTGAGCGTCGCAGCAATCACCGAAAGTGACCTCTGATCACGCGACCGTGAGGTGTGGCGTCGCTGCAACCACTGGGCGAAGCCGCCCAAGAGGGGGGGCGACCCTCCTTCTCGGCCCTTCGACTTCCACCCTCCCGCCCTGCGCGGGTGAACACACCCCCACCGCACGAGGTGCCCATGTCGATCCTGATGTCCTCGGACAACCCGACCGGCGCGAAGCTGGAAGAGCACCTGGCCCAGCTGATCGCCGAGATCGAGGCCAAGTGCCGGAAGATCGAGGGGGACCAGCGGTCTGAGGCGCAGACGGTGCTGCACAACAACCGTGAGATCATCGGCCATCTGAAGCTGGCGCTCCGTCATCAGGAGCACAGCCAGGCCGTGCTGGCAGCCATGGCCCCGGATCAGGGCCCCACAGGCAAGCCCCGCATTGGCGTAGGCTCCTGAGCCCGGGGCACGCCCCATGCCCACCCACGGCCCCCGTAAGCGATCCTGCGCGGTGATCAGATTGAACCGACCAGCCAGCAAGGGGTGGGGGGTGTCGATTAATCGATCCGGGCTTTCGGTTCAGGGGCGGATGCCAAACCGATTCTCGCGGACCAAAATCGAAAAAATCTGATGCCGCAGATCTTCCGAGCTCGGAATGGCGGGCGTCAGCCGACGCGACAGCGGGGCGCTCCGAGGACGCCGTATCGCGAGCGTGGGTACGATGCGCGGTGGGATCGGCGATCGAAGGCCTTTCGGCGCGAGCAGCCGTTCTGCCAGCGCTGCGAGGAGATCGGCCGGACGGTCCTCGGCACGGTAGTCGACCACAAGATGCCGGTGGCGGATGGCGGCGCGGTGCATTGCCCGGATGCCGGGCTGTGGACGCTCTGCCAGGCCTGCCACGGCTGGAAGGGTGAATTGGAGGCGGTGGCGCGGCGGACCGACCAGATGCACCTGATCGTGCGCTGGTGCGATGATCCGAGCGCCCGGCCGGTCATTCGCGGCGAGGTTCGGTATGGGGGCGGCTCGGAAGGCTGATGCCGGGCCCGCGCAGGTCGGCGGTGGTGATCCCCGCGTGGTTGCGCATCCGGCGTTCCGCGAGATCCCGCGGTCCCTGTTCCCGCTGACCAGCGCAGAGGCGCAGGCGGAATACGATGCACTCGCCCGGCTGCTGTTCGATGCGGGGCGGTTCACCGCCAACGCGCATCGCAGCCTGTCCAGCTACGCGATGCAGTTCGACACGATCACGCGGGCGGCCGCGAGCGGCAAGCAGGTGCGGGGCTCTTGGTTCGCGCAGCTGGACAAGGCCCGGAAGGAATTGGGGCTCGATGACCTCGACAGGCCGATCGCGGCCCCTCAAGGGGCGCGGGTCAACCGGTACGCGCGAACGGGTTTCGCGAACCGCCGCTGACCAGCGCTTCAAGCCGGTCGAGATCGAGATCGACGGCGCGATGCAGGCCTTCCCGGACTACGTCGGGATGGCCGTCTGGTATTGCGAGGAGGTGGCGGCAGGGCGCGTGCCGGCATGCGATGAGGAGCGGCAGGGCTGCCAGCGCTTCCTCGATATGCGCGCCCAGGCGCTGACCGGCCGGGCCGATTACGTCTGGTCGGACGCCCACGTGATCGACGTGTGCGACTTCGTCGGTAAGCTCCCGCACGTGAAGGCCTTCACCGGCCCGATCGTCCTTGAGCCGGTGCAGTGCTGGTATCTCGCCGGCATCTTCGGGTTCCGGGAGAAGGCCACGGGGCTGCGGTGGACTCGCACCGTGCGGGTGTGGATCCCGCGCAAGAACGCGAAGACGACGCTCTCGGCTGGGGTGGTGCTGTACTGCGCCAACTTCGAGGGCGAGGCCGGAGCCGACGTGGTGGTCTCGGCCGCCTCGGAGGACCAGGCCCGGATCCCCTACGACGTCATCCGCAAGATGCTCGGCAAGGACGAGGATCTGCGGGAGATGACCGGGGCCGTCGACATCAAGGACGGGTGCGAGTTCACGGTCTCGGGCGGCACGATCAAGCTGGCGCACGCCCGGGCGAAGAACCTCGACGGCTTCAACCCGCACGTCCTTCTGCAGGAGGAGCTGCACGCCCAGGACCAGGGCGTCATCGGCGTGCTGAAGACGGCGCAGGGGTCCCGCCAGGCGCCGCTCGATCTCGGCATCTCTACGGCGGGCCGCGATGTGAACGCGCCGGCCTACGACGATTGGAAGGTGTGCCGGCAGGTGCTCGCCGGTCGGCTCAGCGCGCCGCGCATGTTCATCGCGATGTACGCGGGCTCGGAGGTGGACCGGGATCGGTGCTTCGACCCCGCCACCGTCGAGAAGCTCAACCCGATGTGGGGCGTCTCGCTGAACCCCACCTCGATCGAGGAAGAGGCGTTCGAGGGCCGCAAGTCGGAATCGAAGCGGCAGGAGTATCTGAGGACCCGGATCAACTTCTGGTCCCGGGCGGCCGGCAACCTCGTCTCGCTGGAGGCGTGGGAGCGCTGCGCGGATCCGAAGCTGAAGCTCGACGTGTTGAAGGGCTTCCCGCTCTACGTCGGAATCGACCTCGCGAGCCGCTCGGATCTGAACGCGGCGGCCTACATGGTGAAGGCCGGGGACCGGGTCTATTCGACCGCCGATTACTGGCTGCCCGCGAAGTGCGATCGCCTGAAGGATGACCGCTTCGCCGATGCGTTCTTGGCCTGGCATCGCCAGGGATGGCTGCAGCTGACGCCCGGGTCGTTCATCGATTACCGGGTGATCCTGAAGCAGATCCTTGCGACGCTGGACGGGCACAATGTCGTCGGGGTCGGCCTCGACGACTACCAGGCCAACCTGATGGCCTCGGAGATCGAGGCGGCCGGCTACCGGGTCTTCATCATCCAGAAGAACGCCCGGAACCTGACAGCGGCCACCGACGACCTCGTGGCCCGGACCGCGGATCCAGAACTGTTCCAGCACGATGGCAACCCGGTCACCGCGTGGTGCGCCGGCAACGTGGTCGGCCATTACGACCAGAACGCCAACGTGCTGCCGAAGAAAGAGAAGCCCTGGTCGAAGGCCAACATCGACGGCTTCGACGCCCTGGTGGAGGCCAACGCGCTGCGCGTCGATCACGAGGCCGGCCAGCTCGGCTCAACCGCCAAGCGCGCCCCTGATGCGAACCCGTACCTGACGCGCGGCCTCGCCGGAGCATCTGCCTGATGAGCCAGACCGAAGCCGAGAAGTCCGAGACCCTGGCCAAGGCCGCGGGCGATGTGCCGGGCCCGCTCACCACCACGGATTCGGCCGGCTGGGATCAGTTCGAGTTCGGCTGGAACGACATCAGCGACTTCGTTGGGCTGGGCAGCCGGACGGCGCGCGGCGGCTTCCTGGGGCGCGATGCCGTCGGCATGGGGCTGGCTATCCAGTGCGCGGACCGGAAGGCGCAGGACATCGCCAAGGCCGAGATGCTGCTGTGGAAGCGCAAGGGCCGCGGCTGGACGATGGTCGAGCACAACCAGCATCCGGTCGCCCGGCTGCTGATGACCCGGCCGAACGAGCAGCACACCTGGACCGAGTTCTGGCGCATGATGATCATGCACTACGAGCTCGCCCAGAATGCCTACGCGCTGAAGCGCATCGCCACCGACGGCACGGTGCTCGAGCTGATCCCGATCTTGCCTGCGCGGTGCCGGGCGCGGATCGCCTACCCCAGCGGCAAGCTGTTCTACGAGATCTTCGCCGGCACGGAATACGAGCGGTCCGTCCTCGGCGACACGTACATGATCGTGCCGGCCGATCGCATGATCCACCTGCGCGGGCGGCTCTGGGATGGGCTCTACGGTCTGTCGAGCCTCGCCCTGGGCTCGCCCATCTTCGACCTAGTCTCGGCGATCTCCGAGTATCAGACCAACATCTTCGGCAACGACGGCAAGCAGCCGATCGTCTTCGAGACCGCCAAGGACTTCGGCGATGGCGCGCTGGCGGATGCCGCCTTCCGCCGGCTGAAGCAGCAGCTCACGGACCGGACCCGGAAGGCCAGCGCCAACGGTGACCCGATCCTGCTGGAAGCCGGACTGCAGGCCAAGGTGATCGCGCTGAACGCCCGCGACGGCCAGACCACGGAGAGTTTCAACCAGCAGGTCATGCGGATCTGCGGCCTGATGAACATGCCGCCGCATAAGATCTTCGCGCTGGAGGCGGTCGCCTACAACAACATGGCGGCGATGAACCGCCAGTATTACAGCGACTGCCTGCATCCGACGGCGCACGGCATCCAGGAGAAGTTCCGGAACGCGCTGTTCCCGATGGACGACTGGCCGATCTTCGGCCCGCAGTTCGACCAGGTCGCGCTCATGGCGACCGATCTGGATGCGCTCTCGAAGCTCGTCGACACGGCCATGAAGGACGGCCTGATGACTTTCGACGAGGCGCGCGAGGTCCTGCCGTTCCGGCTGAACCCGCTCGCCGGTGGCGGCGACCAGCGCATGGTCCCGGTGACCATGAGCCTGATCGGCCCGGACGGCGCGGTGATCCAGGCCGGCACCGGCCAGAACGCCACCCAGCCGGGCGCTGGCCAGAACGAGAGCCCCGACAACAACGCGGGCAAGGGCGCCGGTCTGCGCCTCGCCTACGACGCAGCAGGAGCAGCCTGATGGCCTCGGAGCGTGTCTCGATCGACGAATACCTCGGCTCGCGCGGCTACGGCGGCGTGGAGCGCAAGCACTTCGCCCGGGATTCTGGCGTGATCATCAAGGCGGCCCGCGTCCTCGAGAAGGCCCCGAAGTTCGACAAGGACGCGGGGACGATGCGCTTCGTCATGTCGGCGGAGATCGAGGATCGTGACCGCGACATCGTCGTGCAGGCCGGCCTGAACACCACCGAGTTCGAGAAGAACCCGGTCGCGCCTTGGTCGCACCGCGCCGGCGACCCACCGGTGGGCACGTGGTCGGACCTAGAGAAGACCCTCACCGGGCGGCCGAAGCGCACCGAGGGCACGCTCACCCTGGTGAAGGGCGAGCCTATGGCCGATCGCCTGGCCGTGCACTTCGAGGCCGGCAGCGTGCGCGCCTGCTCCATCGGCTTCATGCCCACCTCGATCGAGCGCCGTGAGGTGCCGGAGGATCAGCAGGGCAGCTACTTCTATCCGGGCTACATGATCCACGAGGCCGAGCTCTACGAATGCTCGCCGTGCACCGTCCCGGCCAACCCCGCCGCGCTGGCCAAGGCCGCGGCCGCGGGCGACGTCATGGCCCGGGAGATGATCGAGGAGGTGCTCGACACCTGGTCGATCGAGAAGGGCCTGATCGTGCCGCGCAAGGCGTTCGAGGACGCGCGCCGCGGCGCCGGGCCGACCAAGAGCACCATCGTGTTCGACGGCAAGACGTTCGAGGTGAAGGCCGGCGAGGACGGCGCGCCCGTGCTCGAGCCGGTGAAGCCGTCGAAGGCCGAGCGCGTGGTCGAGGCGATCGAGAAGGACGAGAGCCTCCTCGGTCGGGTCGCCAAAGCCCTCGGCTTGAAGGGCAAGACCGAGGCGGCGGATCCGAAGCCGGAAGAGGACGGCGAGAAGCCCGCGCCCGAGCCGACCCCTGAGCAGAAGGCGGCCGCCGGCATGGCAGCTGACCTGCCGGCGCTGATCGCCAAGCACGAGATCATCGAGGCCGACGCCCGCATGGCCGTCCTCGACACCGAGATGGGGCAGCACGTCCCCGCGTAATCCGCCCGCAGATAGCCGAGGCGGCAACCCGGTGGCGACCTGCGGGCGCGGCCACCTTTCCCAGGAGAGTGACGATGACCCTCGCTGAACTTCGCGAGAAGCTGAAGGCTGCCCGCGAGGCGGCCACCGCCGCCCGTGCGAAGGCCGTTGCCGACAACGCCACCGATGCCGACCGTACCGCCTACAAGGACGCGCTGACCGCAGCCGAGAAGGCGCTGGACATGGTCAAGGATGCCGAGCGGCAGGAGGCTCTCGACGCCTCCACCACCCGCTCAGCATCCGCCGCCGCTGGCACCGAGGTGCTGGAGCGGACCGCCGCCAACGATGGCCGCTTCGCCTTCGCCCAGCCGGCCGAGAAGATGAGCGTCCTTGACGAGGCCACGCTCATGGCCGCCGCCTCCGCCAAGAGCCGCGCCTTTCTCCAGGCCGGCATCGCCAAGTCGCCGATCGAGATCCTCGGCGAGGAGGGCTACGAGCGCTTCGTGAAGGACCTGAAGGACCGGGCCTCGGCGAACGCCGCCCGCCGGCGCGAGAAGACCAACACCACCCTGACCTCGCAGGACGGCGGCATCCTGCTGCCGACCCCGAACGCCAACACCATCATCGAGCTGCTGCGCGGCGAGAACACGTTCCTGGCGGCGAACCCGCGGCGCGTGCCTCTCATCGGCGGCCAGTTCAACCAGCCGCGCGGCGCGACCTCGTCCACCGCCGGCTACGTCGGCGAGGGCATGAAGAAGCCGGTCGGGTCGCCGACCTTCAACGGCATCTCCATGCGGTCGAAGAAGATCGCCGGCATCGTCATGGTGACGATGGAAGCGCTCAAGTGGTCGCTGCCCGACCTGCAGGCCTACATCCGTGACGACCTGCGCCGCACCCTGGCGCAGAACATGGACCTCGCCTGCTACTTCGGGGCCGGCTCGAACTACACCCCGCTCGGCATCCTCAATCGGCCGAACGTCAACGCCTTCGACGCCTCGGCCACCGGCGCGGCCGCGCTGTTCGCCAACCCGAAGGCGCCGACGGTGGCCGAGCTCGACCGGGTCGCCACCCGGATGATCCTGGCGATCACCGACGCCAACATCCCGGCGACCAATCGCTTCGCCTGGACGATGAACTACCACCTGATGCGCTACCTGGCGGACGCCCGGGGCGCCAACGGGCAGTACATCTACCCGGAGCTGAACAGCGACACCCCGACCTGGAAGGGCTTCCGGGTGCTGGTAACCACGCAGTTCCCCTCGAACGGCGGCGCCACCACCGACGAGTCCACCCTGGCGCTCGTCGACTGGAGCAACGTGCTCTACGGCGACGAGGAGGACATCACCGTCCGCACCTCGATAGAAGCCACCATCGACCCCGGCACCGGCTCGCTCGTCCACCTGTTCCAGCAGAACATGATGGCCGTGCTGATGGAGGCCCAGCACGACATCGCCCTGAACTACGACCAGGCGGTATCCGTCCTCCGTCACGCCCGCTGGGGCTCGCTGTCCGCCACCTGATCGGGGCGATGATCATGGGCCGCCGGAATGAGCCGGCGGCCCGCTGAGGTTCAGGATCAAGGACAGCGGACATGCTGGCGAACAACACGAAGCTCGACCTGCGCCACTACGAGGAGATGGCGCGCAAGAACCACCGCGGCCTCGTGCCGATGGTCTTCGCCGAGACCACCCTGCCGTATGCCCTCGGCGAAATCGCGGGCTTCAAGCCGGCAGCGGCGAAGAAACTGCACGATGATGGCACCGCGGTCCCGCACGAGAGCGTCTACCGGTCCGGCTCGCTGCCGGAGAAGGAGGCGGGCGCCGGGCTGGTGAACGAGACTGAGGACGAGACGCGCCGCAGCGCCGTCGAGATCCCGGCGGACGTGCTGGAGGCCCACGGTCTGAAGCGCATGGCCCTGGCCAAGAAGATCTCCGGGCGGGACCCCGCAACCTGGGACGAGGCCGACGAGATCATCAAGGCCGAGCAGCAGCGCCGGGATGCCCTGGTCGATGGCACCCGTGGCGCCGTGACCAGCGAGTTCGGCCTGCAGGCGCCGGTCGCGTGAGCGGCGACGAGAAGGGCGCGCAGCAGGATCGCAGGCCGGCGGACGTCCGCACCGGTCCTGCGGCCGCTGACGCGCTCCGCGATCGCGGGCCGAAGACGGCCCGGCGGCTGCCCAACAAGATGCTGAACGGCGATGCGCGCCGCGGCTACGAGACCAAGTAGGCGCCCATGGACCTGCAACGCATCTCCACGCCGCTCACGCAGGCGCAGAAGCTCGCGGTCGTCTCCATTGACGCGCTGAAGCTGCACCAGCGTGTCGAGGAGAGCGACGGCGATGCCTTGATCGGTGACCTGATCGAGGCCGCCTACGATTACCTCTCCGGTCCCGAAGGCTGGCTGAACGGCTACTGCATCCTGGAGGAGAGCTTCGAGCTGTTCGTCGACACCCTCGGCGAACGCCTCGAACTGCCGATCCGCCGCTTCGTGGATGGCGACCTCGTCAGTGTCGAGCGCGTCGACCTCACCACCGGCCAGTACGAGGACCTCAACGCCGGCCTCTACACCGTGGTGCGCGAGGACGACTACGGCGTGATCGTCGGCCTGTCAGGGCTGGCCCTGGGCGAGCGCGAGCGGTTCTGGCGTGGCATGGATTGGAACGCCTGGGCGGCCCGCTGGACCTCCCCGCCGGCCCGCAAGCCGCGCCTCTACCGGATCAGGTTCGCGGCCGGCGCCAAGTCCGCCGCTCTCGTGCCGAGCCCGCTGAAACAGGCGATCAAGCTGATCGCGGGCTACTGGTACGAGAAGCGGGAATCCATCGAGAGCGACCCGCGCACGCAGGCGCTGCCCGAGAACCTGACCATCGGCATCGGCCGGCTGGCCGGGCGCTACCGCGTCGCCGCCGACCACAGCTGAGCATCGACATGGCGGCTGGCCCCCTCGACCAGCGCGCGCAGTTCCTGCGCCGCGCGATCATCAAGGATGCGGATGGCCAGGTGGTCAGCCGTGGCGACTACGAGCCGACCTTCGTCCGCTGGGCGAACTTCAGGGCGCTGTCCGCGCGGGAAGCCGCACAGGGTGGTGCGGCTCAGAACGTGGCCAGCGGCGTGCTGACGGTCCGGGACGGACCCCAGGCCCGCACCATCGTCAACGGGGATCGGGTGCAGCTGCTCGGCCGCGACTTCAACATCGATGGCGTCGCCCTGCCGGATCGCTCCACCGGCACGATCGCGCTGAACATCTCCTCGACGCTCGGGGGCGAATGATGCCCGATCTCGGCGCCACCTTCGGCTACCTCGGCCAGGGGCAAGCTGCTCTCGACCTGACCGGTGCGGCCCGCGGGTTCGATCAGCGCCCCGGCGTGCTGTCCGGTCTGCGCCTCGTCGACACCGTTTCCGGCATCATCGGGATCGACCGCATCTCCGGGCAGCTGGCGAAATACGCCGTGAAGCTGGCGCTGAAGAGCGACCAGGCCAGCCTGCATGCCGCCCAAGAGATGGTCGAGCTGATGCGCTCCCGGGTGCCGCAGGATTCCGGCCTGCTGCTGAACGGGATCGGCTACCGGCGCGAAGGCAGCTTCTACCTCGTCGAGGCCACTGCGGACCGCGGCGGCTACGATTACGCGCTGGCGGTCGAGGCCGGTCACCATGCCGGCGGCACGCACGCGGACGCCGACTTCTTCGCCGACACGACAGGCAAGGGCGGACGGCGGGTGCGCGAGTCTCACGAGACCGACGTGCCGGGGCAGCCCTTCTTCTACGGCTCGGTGCGCGAGGCGCTCTCCGATTGGAGCAAGGAGCTCGGGTCGAGCATCGGGTCCTCCGCGCGCGAGGAAGGTCTCTGATGGCTGCTGCGCCGTCCACCCCCGAGCTCGCCCTGCGCGACGCCATCCGGACGCTGCTGAAGGCCGATACGGGCTTCGTAGCGATCGCCGGCAAGCAGATCTTTGACGAGGTGCCGTCATCGCTGGGCGAGGCCGCACCGAAGGTGAAGCCGCCCTACGCCTATTTCGGCCCCATGCGGCGGACCGGGTACGAGATCATTTGCAGCGAGTCCTGGACGATCCAGGCGCGGCTCTACGCCGTGTCCACCGCCTTCAACCGTGATCAGGGCTGGCTGCTCATCGACGCGATGGTGCGCGCCCTCAACCAGCTTGAGCAGCCCGACTTGCCGCTCGCCGATCCCTACAGCCTGCGCACGCCCCTCGTGGTCGGCCAGGCCGGGGACGTGATCGCCCCGCTCCAGGCGAAGTCGGTCTTCTTCGACCTCACCACCAGCATCGCCCGGCCTCTGCCGGGACAGGAGGACTGACCATGGCAGAGCCCGCACTGCTTCCCGGCAACCGATTCCGCGCCTATCGCGGAGCGGGCGCCGCCGCCAAGTTCGTGTGCTTGGCGACCGCGATCACTCTTACGCAGACGAATGCGTTCGAGGATGCCACCGTCGCGGACTGCGATAACCCGCTGGCGATCCCGGACCGGAAGAGCATCAAGACCTCCAAATCCTGGGGCGGCCGTTTCGCCGGGTCCATGGCGGCGGATCACCTCGCTGAGTTCCAGGCGGACGCCGACAGCGACGACCCGGTGCCATACGAATTCCGCGTTGACCCGAAGGATGCGACCGGCGCTGGCAAATGGGTCGGCGACGTCTTCGTCGAGAGCTTCGAGGTCACGAAGACCAACAACGGCATCGTGAGCTTCACCGTGCAGTTCCGCGGTGATGGCCCGCTGGCCTGGGTTGCGGGTGCCAGCACGTGAGCGAGGCGGACACCTCCCGCACGCTCGTTACGGCGCCGTTCGCCGGGCGCGAGTGCCGGTTCCAGCTTCGGCTCGGGGAGATGGCCGAACTGGAGCGGCTGTGCGGCGCCGGCATCGGCGCGATCTTCATGCGGCTCGGCACGCACCAGTTCTCGCATCGAGACGTGTGGGACACCATCCGCCTCAGCCTCGAAGGCGGCGGCATGAGCGGGATCGCGGCTTCGGCGCTGGTGGTTCGCTACCAGAACGAGCCGCTGATGGATTACCTGCCGCTCGCCGGCCAGATCGTGGCGGCGGCAGTGAACGGTGTCCCCAAGGGAAAAGCCGAGACCGAGGGGGAGAGCCCAGCCGACCCGGCGACCTCTCGGTCTTCATCGGAGCCGGGGCGGTCGCGGGCTTCTCGCCGGAAGAGGTGAAGCGGATGACGCTGGCCGAATGGCACGTCGTCATCGAGGCCTTCATCGCCGCCAACAGCCCCCCGGAAGAGGGCACCAGCGAGGACGAGTTCCTCGCGGTGCTGGCCGAAGAGATGGCGGCAGGCCGCGCCTGACCGCCCGTCGATAGCAGGAACGCCGACTTGGCCGAACCGCTCGTCATATCGTTTGCCGCGGACACGTCGCGCGCTCAGAGCGCGATGGCGTCGCTGGCTTCGCAGATCGTGGGCAACATGACCTCGATCGGCGTAGCCATGTCCGGCGGCGCGGCGAACGCGAACTCGTTCAGCGGCAGCCTGTCCGGCCTGGCGAGCAACATCCAGCGCGCGGCCTCGGCCGTGGGCCAGGACGTCCGGAACATATCGACGGCCACGGCCAACGCCGCGACAGCCGATAAGGCGACTCTCGAGGGCGTCGTCCGAGCCTTCACAGGCGCGGCGGCAGCCTCGACCACGGCCGGCACGGCGGTGCGTTCCGGCCTCACGGCCACCACCAGCACGATCACGGGCGTCGCGGCACAGATCCCCTCGCTGAACACGCTCCTGGCGGTGTTCCTCGGGTTCGAGGCCGCGAAGCTCGTCTTCGACAGCGTGTCCGCTTCGATCGAGGCCGCGCGCAAGCACATCGCCGAGTACGTCCAGATCGGCAAGGACGCGGAGAAGGTCGGCGTCGGGACAGATTTCTTCCAGCGCGCCACGCTCGGCGCGGACAAGTTCGGCCTGAAGGTCGAGCAGGTGGTCGCCGCGCTTCAGCACGCGCGCGACGCCAGCGAGATCAAGATCGGCGAAGGCAAGGACGGCACGAACACGTCGGCGATCGACGGGCGCCTGCAGCAGAACGTGCGGGCCGGCAACCTCTCGGCCGGAGACAAGGCCGCCTTCGACAACGCGAACGGCCAAGAGGCCAAGATCCGGGTCATGCTCGACCTGATCGAGAAGCTCCGGGCCAGCTCGCGCGACGTCGCGGCGTTCGACCTCGCCGGCAAGTTCTTCGGGCCCGACTACGAGCGCCAGCTTCGCAGTGGCGTCGACCTCACCAACCAGCTGCGCGACACGCTTAACAGCACCTCGACCACGGTGGCGGGGGTGCGCATCGTCGGCGTCGACGAGGTCGAGCGCGCCAATCAGCTCGACGCCAAGGCGAAGGATATCGCTGACACCTTTGCGAATGCCCTGGCGCCGATCCAGCGCGACATCTCGAACGCGGTGCTGGATACCTACAGCGCCTTTCTGAGCGTCGAGGCGGTGATCGCCCGCGTGGTGCAGATCGCGGTCAACCTGTACCAGACCATCAGCGGTGTCGTCGGTCAGGTGCGCGACCTGGTCGGCTCCATCCCGGGCATCGGCAAGATCATCACCGCCGGTAACCCGATCACCTTCCTCCAAGAGGTCGGCCGCGCCACCGGCGCCATCGACCCCGAGGTGCAGGGGCCGCCGGCGCCGCTGAACGTGAAGGTGCGGCCGAAGGGGCCGGATCGCTCTGCCGTTCTACCGTCGCTGCACACGCCGAAGGGGCGAGGCGGCGGGTCCGAGAGCGAGAGCCTCGATGCAATCGAGACGCTGATCAATCAGCTGGAGAAGGCTCGGGACACCGCGAAGGCCGAGCTCGACAACGTCGGCAAGACCAACGTCGAGCGCGAGAAGGCGATCGCATTGGCCAAGGCCGAGGCCGCCGCCCGGGAAGAGGTCAAGAAGGGCAACCGCACCGACCCGGCCCTGGACGATGACGAGCGCACCCGGGTGCTCGCCGCTGCCGAGGCGATGCAGAAGTACAAGGATGCCACCGACAATGCGCAGCAGGCCTTGCGCCAGAGCGTCGAGGCGGCCCGCTTCTTCGCGCAGTCGGCTTCCGACGGACTGGCCGACGCCATCATCAACGGCAAGTCGTTCGGCTCGGTGCTGACCGACATCACCAAGCAGCTGGAGCGCTCGGTTCTCACGGGCCTACTGACCGGCACCGGGCCGCTTGCCGGGCTGCTGGGGACTGCGCCGGCCGCCAGCCTCGGTAGCAACGCCACGGGCGGGCTCCTGGGCAACCTATTCGGCGGCCTGACCAAGAGCGGCGGCGCGTCCGCCGGATCTCCGCTCCCTGGTGCGCAGGGCCCGAGCCTGCCGACGGGCGGCCTGTTCGACATCTTCGGCAGCCTATTCCGGGCGAATGGCGGCCCAGTTTCGGCGGGCCAGCCGGTAACGGTCGGCGAGATGGGCCGCGAGCTGTTCGTGCCGAACGCAGACGGCAAGGTCATGCCGATCATGGGCGGGGCCGCAGGAGCCGGACCGCAGTCGGTCGATCAGAGCCGCACCTACTCGATCGACGCGCGGGGAGCACAGGTGGGCGTTGCGGACCAGATCACGGCGGCGCTCGGTGCATACGATCGCGGCCTGAACCGCACGCTCGCGTCGCGCACCGCTGTCGCCAACCGGCGCTACAGCACCGGTCGTTGATCCGTGGGCATCTTCGACGCTGCTGGCGCTGCGGTTCTCCGGGGCGACACGATCACCGCGGAGATCCTGGCGTACTTCGACTTCGCATCCGCGCCCCAGCGCGTGCATGCTGGCTTCGGACCGCTCTCGGCCGGCGGCCACATCTGGCAGGGTATGGGCGGCCTCGGATCGGTCTCGGACATCGAGAGCGCGGTCGGGGGCATCGCTCCGCTGGTGTCCTTCACGCTCTCCGGCGTTGGACCGGAGATCGCCAACGACGTCGTGAACGCCAAGGCCGAGGTGAAGGGCCGGGGCTGCTTCGTCTACCTGCAGCTCTACGACTCGGACCTGACGCCGCTCGGCGGCCTCTACACCATGTATCGCGGCGTGATGGACCGGTTGATCCACACCGCCACCAGCGCGGACGCCTGGACCGCACAGTTGACTGCCGAGACCCGGTTCTCTCGCCGCGGCCTTCCGCCATTCGGAAATCTCACCGACCGGGATCAGCAAGCCCGCTACCCGGGCGACGCTGGCCTGTTCGACATCTCTGCCATGATCAATCGGAGGCGTCCGTGGAATCCCGAGATCCCGGAGGACAAGACTTGAGCACGTTCCTGCGGGCGATGGGCCGTGCGACCTTCGTATGGGGTGAGTGCGACTGCTCACTCGTCATGGCGGATTGGTGCCGGAAGATGCGCGGTGTCGATCCGGCAGCGAGCCTGCGCGGCCGCTACAGAACGGCACGTGGCGCGATCCGGCATGTGCGGCGCCTCGGCGGCTTCGAGGCGATGGCGCGCTCGCTCATGGCCGGTTGCGGCTTCGCGACGACGCAAGCGCCGCGGCCTGGCGATGTGGGCCTGGTCGAGCACCCCGCTGTCGGCCCTGTGTTCGCGATCCGTTGCGCGCTCGGTTGGGCGGTGAAGAGTCCCGAGGGTGTGGCGGTCGACGATTATGCGACCGTCGTGGCCTGGAGCGTCTAATGCCAGCTGCGATCGGCGCTGCCGTCATCGGGGAACTGGCCCTTGGCGCGACCGCTGAACTGGTCGTTGGCTACGCCGTCCTCGGTGTGGGCTTCATCGGCGTCAACTACGCCGCCCAGGCGCTATTCGGGGGCGAAAAGCGCGCCGATGCTCAGGTCACGGTCCGGCAGGCCATAGCACCGCGCCGCCGCGTGCTCGGGCAGGCAATAATTGGCGGCGTGATCTTCGTGCTTGAGACTACGGAGTACGATAATCCTGACGACGACAAAGCTAAGATCCTCTATCGCGGCGCGATCCACTGCGTCGGTCCGGTCACCATCCTTCAGTATTACCTCGGCGATGTGAAAACGGGGTTGGCTTCCGGGTACGGCGGCATCGTTCCGGATAGCGTCTATCAGGGTAAGGTCGTAATCGAAGGGCACCTGGGAGCCGACAATCAGCCAGCGTCGGCCGCTCTGCTGAAACTGCCGTACTGGGGGGCTGATAAGCAGCTCAACGGGCTCTGCTACAGCGTCGTTGTTGCCACTCCGCTGAAGAAGGGCAGCCAGATCTTCCCCGAGGGCGCCCCGGACGTCCGACTGCTCGTGACCGGCGATTTCTCCTATGACCCGCGCACCGGTGGCTATGCCTACACCGACAATGCCGCGATCCTGTTGCTCGACTACCTAATGCATGAGAGCGGCTACAGCCTCGCCCTGTCCGAGATCAATCTGCAGAGCTTCGCGGACCTCGCCGACGTCTGCGACGAGCAGGTGCCGCTCATCGTGCCGGATCCGAACGGGGCGACGTCAGAACTGCGCTACCGGTCCTGGGGCAGCTACGACTATTCCGAGCAGCGCGCCGATGTGCTCGGTCGGATGCTCGCTGCTTGTGACGGCGAGCTCTACCAAGACGGCGACGGACTCGTGGCCGTGCGCGGAGGACGCTGGCAGGCGCCGACGTTCACCATCGACGAGAGCATGATCCAGGGCTGGGATCAGCTCGAGGAAGGTGACGAGGCGTACAATACCTTCACGCGGGTCAAGCACACCTACACCTCGCCCTGGCACGACTATCAGCCGACCGAGGGCGACCCATGGGACGATTTTGCCGCCCAAGCGCTTCAAGGCGTCATCGAGACCGAGAAGAGCTTCATCCGGGCTCCCTCGCACAGCCAGTCCCGGCGGTTGGCCAAGATCGCGATGGCCAAGGGCAACCCGCGGTTCCGGCTCACCGGCCTGCGGCTCTCGCTTGCGGGTCTACCGGCCTACGGCGAGCCGACCGTGCGCCTCGTGCTTCGATCCTTCGGCATCGACACGACGTTCGCGATCATGCGTGGCACACTTGCGATGGCCGGTAGTGCACTGACCAACGTGAAGCTCGACCTGATCAGCCTCGACGCCTCCGCCTACGCCTGGGATCCGGCGCAAGAGGGCGACCGGCCGCCGTTGCCCGACACGTACAACTGAGGCCGGCATGGCAGATCCGCTACCCTGGCCGAGCGTGCTGGTGCCGTCCTCGGAGGACTGGTCCCTGCGCGGCGGCACGCGCTCGGGCGGCCAGACCTTCCAAGGTCACGAACAGATCGTCGCCTCGCCGACCGCGCGCTGGAGGGCCACGCTGACGATCCCATGCATGCAGCGCGAGCAGGTTATGGCCATGCGCCGCCTTGTAGCTCTGGGGCGCACGCAGGCCTGGGCAGTTGGGCCGATCGAGACAGCACGCGCCCCCTGGAACGTCGACATGATCGGCGGGAAGATCACCTACGGTCGCGGAAGGAAAGACGCGGCTGTGAATCTCGCCTTCGAGACCGGGCCGGACACATCGTCGAGCCTGGATTTCCGGCTCGCGATAGACGCCAGCATGAACGGCACCACCCTGACCATCCAGCGCAATAAGGGCGGCGTGCTGGAGGTCGGCATGCTGTTTTCCATCGGCGGTCGGCTGCACATCCTCACCGATCTTCCGGCCGGGGATCCGGGCACGCTTGGCTTGCAAGGGCCCGCCGGGACAATCGGCATCGGCTTCCGCCCCTGGTTGCGGGCTGACTACACCGCCGACACGCCCATGGAATTCGGCGCGCCTGTCGGCCTGATGCGGCTCGCCTCCGACGACACGGGGTCTGCCGAGCTGCAGCTCTCCCGGCACGGCACCGTGACGCTCGATCTCATCGAAGCGTTCTGACGCGGCCCAAGCTTTCATCAGAGGTCAGCATGGCGATCCCGAGGCCCGTCGCGGGCAACCCTGTTGCGACCTATGCCAGCATTCAAGCCCTGTGCTCTGCAGTCGATGCTATTTTAGCGGCGCTGGGACCCGTCCAGTCGTCGTTGAGCACTCTCGGCGCTGAGATACAGCAGACCGGATCCGATCTCAGCAGGCAGATCTCAAATTCGGTTGCCGCAGAGACGGCGGCGCGGCTCGATCAGTTCAAGACCGCGGTCGATAGCTTCACCGACATCCGCTCCGCGTTGGCTGATGTTCAAGCCGCCGCCGATGCTCGCTTCGACGATGCGGATGCGACGATCGCGGACGTCACGTCACGGCTTACCGCAGTCACGGGGCAGGTGACGACTTTTGCCGCGTCGCTTCTCGCGCAGAGGCTGGAGCTGTCGGCTCGCGAGGATCGGCCCGGCTGCGCCCCCACACGCTTCACAGTCGTTGCAGTGCCGTCGCAACTCTCTGGTCCGCGCTCAGGCATGACACCCGTGCCGGCCGCTCTAATCGCGGTTGGCGACGTTGGCCCCGTCGTCCGCATCGTAGGGTCTGGAATTGTCGCGCCGGTTCAGCCGGTCCCGCTAGAGGATGGTCGCCTCTACCGTTTCCGGTTCGCCGTTCAGCGCCGCATTAACCCGATCGATCCGAGCGGGGACGCCGTGGTCTGCGGGGTTGCGTACCTCGACCAGTCCTATCGGCTGCTCGGGTATGATGTGGTGGCCCTTCAGACGTACCCCGAGCTGACGAAGGCCAACGGGCGGCGCACCTGCGAGGCCCTGGTATCGCGCACTGCGGGGCTCGGCGCTTCCTTCGCCCCGCCCGATTCTGGAGCTCGCTTCGCCGTGCCGGTGGTCCGAACCTATGGGCCCGACGCGCTGACCGACGTCGAGGTGATCGGCGCCGACGATGTGACCGGCCAGTTCGTGCTCAGCCCCGCTGTGGCGGACTTCGAGGCACGCATGGCGGCCATGGAGAGCCTGCTCGCCGGCCAGCGCCTCGACAAGATCGAGAGCCAGGTCGGCACACCGAGCAAGCTCACCTTCGCCAGCGAGGGCGATGCCGCTTACGCGACGATCCCCGCGAATGTGCAGGTCGTCGAACTCCTCGGACGCAGCTACGTCGGCGACGGCGGTCAGGGTCTCTACCTGAGAGCTCCAGGCACGCCCCCCGACGGGGCAGACACGATCACGTCCAACGGTGCTGTGTTCCAGCGCGTCGTGCCTGTCGCTGACGTGGTCGCGGGGATGCTGGCAAGCGGCTTCACCGCCTGGGTTGCGAGCCTGCCGACGTCGGCGCCGAGCGCCTCCGGTGTGGCTTGGAATAACGGTGGCGCGATCGAGGTCACTCCGTGAAGCCAGCATATTTCGACTTCCGCACCCCGGTGGGCGGCACGCCGCGGATGAGCGTCGTGCTTCACGGGCGCGATCCCCGCACCAAGGCTGTCGCGCGCTTGCCACTGCCCGGCACCACGATCGAGTGGCTGGTGGAATGGCCCGATGGCGCGGCAGCGCTCGACCAGACGTCCGGGCTCTTGGTCGACGGCCGGACCGGTGCGTTCACTTATCCGATGACGGATGAGCGCGTGGCGGCGATCGAGGGGGCGCCAGGACCCATCCCATACCGGGTGCGCGTGAAGCTGTCTGACGGAAGCGCCTACCCATTCCTGACCGGCACCGTCGGCCTCGGCGACCCCGCCCCGATGAGGCAAACCCCGATCTTTGCGGAGGATCTGTCCGTGGCCGCCTTCGACCCATCCTCCGGTATCGAGCCCTATCTCGTGGGCATCATCTTGCCCTATCCGCTCGGAGCGGCTGACCAGGTCGCTGCCGCGGCCATCGAGATGGTCAGCCACTTGCTCGCCCAGCCCAACGTCGGGGCTGCGCTCGCTACCTCGCCCGATCTGAACGACGATAGTCCGCGGGTGGCGACCTCCGCGATGGTGCAGGCCGTCAAGCGGCAGATCCTGGCCGAAGTCCAGCAGATGATCGCGGCCGGCTGAAGCCACCGCAGCGGCTCTCGGCGCCGACCGACTCACGCCGGCTGTCGACCCTCCCCCCCCCACAATCGGATCTGATCGATGCGCCTCTTCGTTCGCGCCCTGATCTGCTGCGCGCTGTCGCTCGCGGCATCGCCTGTGTTCGCGCAGGGCTCGGCACCTCGACTCTCCAGCCCGCAGTACAAGGCTGTGAAGTCCGGTTCTCTTCAGGCCGGGCAGCTCAACGTCCTGCCGGACGACGCCGATTTGGTCAGCCAGCAGGTCTACACCGAGGGGGCGGAGACGCGCTTCCGGGGACGGCAGTGGACGACCCGGATCGCTCCGAATGGGCCGCGATCGAACTACGCCTTTATCGGCGACAACATGGTGCTGATCGACCCGGGATCTCAGCGCAACGGCCCCAACACTGCGGGCTACGCCAAGAACATCTCGGTGCTGAAGAAGGGCTTTCCCTCGCAGAGCGCCACCTCGGGCGAGATCGACGGCATCCTGCTCAACTTACGTCAGGCCGGCCCGACCCCGAAGACCGACGCCGATGCCTCGGACGCCAACGCGATCCAAGGCAACGCGCAGGTCGCCGGTGATCCGGGCTTCCTGTCGTTCGGTGAGATGCAGATCTCGCGCATCGAGCCAACAGCGCCCTACACGACCACGCATTCCATTCGCCTGCAGCTCGGTGCGATCGACCCGTTCGGCAAGAACCTCGAGCTTGGGGCGACCGACCGGTACTACAACGGCGTGCACCGCCTAACCTTTGGCTACGGCGCCATCTCAGATGTCGGCGCCAACGACCGCGCTTTCTACGCCGTCGATAACACGAGCCCCTGGTCGACCTACTTTTACGCTGGCCATCCAGGCAATCCGGCTGTGCGGCTGATGGGCAATTCAGGCGCCATCCGCTGGGGACCGGACGATTCGTCCTGGACCATCCAGAGAGGCGGTGGCGGCAGCCTGAATTTCTACAGCGCCGGCGACATCCTCCAAGGGCAGATCAACGCGGACGGAACGACCTACTGGCCGGCAATCACCACAAACACAGTCGTCGTAGCCGGATCGCCGATGCTCACCCCTCGAAAGACAGTGATCTATCCTCCACTGACCTCGTTTCCGGCCTCTCCTGTTGAGGGCGAGACGATCTACAGCCAGCAAAACCGCAAAGTCTACACATGGGACGGCACCAACTGGCAGGCCCACTGGTGATCGATCGCGCCTGAGCAGCCCGCGCCAGAACAAGAGGCCACCATGCAACCTTTGTTTCTTCCGCTTTCCCTCGTCGCCGGAGACAGCTTCGACATTGCAATTCGGCTCTTTGTCGACCAATCCGGCAACAGAGTGCCGCCTCAGATTGCAGACGGCGAAGCGTTTGTCCTGACGATTGACTACGGCTCGGGACGCATCGTCGCCACCACCTCCAGCATCCGCGATGATCGGCTGATCCTGTTGACGGTCGGCGGGCAAGTGAGCCTGGCGCGCCAGCTAACGCCCGGCGAAACGGCGCGCCTCCTCGGCAAGTCTGTCACGTGGTCTCTTGCGAGGATCCCCGCCCCAAAGGTTCGGCGTACCTACCTTGCCGGTCCTGTCGGGGTTATCGGCCCGGGAGTGGGCGGCCGGGGCGACGCGCTCTTCGATCTCATCATCGACGACAAGGACATCGTCGTCGAGATCGGGTTGCCGGACGTCAACTCCTACATCGATGGCCGCGAGGCCGTCATTCGCTCCGACATCACGCTAGAGATAGCATCTGATATCGCCGCGGCGCACACCGCCATATCCCAGGAGATCGCGGACAAAATCGCCGTGCGCGAGGCTGCAATTCACGCGGCCGTTACGCAAGAGATCTCCAGCAAACTGGATGCCCGAGATCAGGCGATCCGGTCCGACGTCGCGGGCGCCATCGCGACCAAACTCGACGGTGCTTTCGCCGTCTTCAACGACACGCCCGCCGCGCTCGCTGGTATCCCCAACGGCTGGTCACGAACCGCGCGGGTGGGCGGCAAGCTGTCTGTCTACGCCAACGTCTCGGGCTCGTTGGTCGATCTCCTGAAACCCGCCGAATACTGAGGGCCCCATGTTTCGTCTCCGCTCTCTCGCGCTCGTCGCGGCCTTGGCGCTTGCCCCTCCGGCCTTCGCGCTCGACGCCATCCAGTCCACGACAGTACCCGGCCGTGCGCCGACGGCCTTGTGCACCAGCAGCCCGGCCGGCATCGCAATCAACCGCGCTGATGGCACCCTGTCGTTCTGTGATCCTTCCGCGGGCGTTCAGACCGCGCCGCTCCCGCAGATCGACACCAGCGGGAACGTAAGGCTCCGTGGCGGACCGCGCTTCGGCTCCTACCAGAACGGCAAGTTCACGTCCCAGCCCGACGCCGTGGAAACCGGCAGCGTGCTCTCATCCGGCGTAAGCTCCCTCGACACCACCTTTGCCGGTACGGTCAACCCGAACGCACTCATGCTTCGGCCGGGCAATTCAGTCTCGTTCTGCCCGCTGCTGTCGTGTATTCAGGGGCCCACAGGAGGAGCGTCCAACAGCGCTTTCTGGGACCACCAGCGCGCCACGTTGCTGATCTCTGCCCAAACGCGCGATGACGCGCACTCCGAGGAACAGACGCTCGCGACCATCACGACGGTCGGCACCAAGCAGATCAAGCCCTACGCTTCGTCCACCGCCTACGCGCTCGGCGACAACATCGCGATTGGAAACGCAGTCTATCGCGCGACTGCGGCTGGCACGACTGGGACCGCTTCTGCTCCGCCCGGTACGCGGCCCGCAAGCGCCCCCTTCACGGCCACCGACGGCAGCGTGACGTGGACTTGGATCAACGATGCCTCGATCTCCGGCAGTCTGGGCCATTACAATGAGGTGACGGCGATCCCTGGTGCCGGCTCGGTCTGGGCTGGTGTCGATAACCTTCAGCTTCAACCCGGCGTGATCCCGAGCTTCAACGTTGGGCGCGAGATCGACCTGACGAACAACAGCGGCAGTGATTGCGCGATTGGGGTCGCCAACTGCAAGGGGCTCTACGTCGCGATCAATGGGACGAATAAATCGACAACCGGTATCGCGGTCTCTTCGAGCAACACTGCGAATTTTGCCAGTCTCTGGGGCATACAGGTCGCCGGCAACAAGCTGGCATCGGAAGCCGACATCGACGTCGAAGGCGGCGCTAAGGTCGGGCTCGGTTTCAACACGGCCGGCATCGGTGCAGGCGCGCACAGCGAGGCAACGATACGGGATCGTTCGACCAGTCCGACGAGCATCGATATCGGCGGATCGCACACAGCGGCGATCACGACGAACAATGCCGCCACAGGCTACGCGCTTGTTGCTGGTTCTGGGCAGAAGGTGTGCCTGAACGCCCTAGACGATTGCTGGGCATATAGCGGGACCGCTGGCGCCGCTCAGTTTCTAAAGGGCGGCAATCCGGTTTTCAGTGTTACCGATGCGGGCGACATCTCGCAGAAGGGGCATGTCGGATCCACTGGCGCAACGGTCACGGTCTCCTCGTGCGGCACCTCTCCGACGGTTAAGGCGGGATCGAATGACAATTATGGCACCATCGTTGAGGGCACTTCCGCGACGGGGTGCAACATCAATTTTGCCGTAGCCCGGGCGACCGCGCCGCACTGCATTGTATCGCCGAACAACGGCACAGGGACGACACTGGTCGTTACCAGCACGACTGCTCTCTCCTGGACCAATACTTCGGCGAGCAATCTTGGCTTCACTTATGCCTGCTATGGGACCTGATAGACTTTCAATCGGGACCGAGGCCGGCTGACCGGTTTCACCACCCCTGACATCGTGAGGACGACATGACCGACACCGCGAGCGCGGTGGCGCTCCGCCGGCTGCGCGAGAGCGCCTTCAAGGGCGCCGCCAAGCGGCTGGCCGACGAGGATCTGCCGCGTCTGGGCCACGGTATCGGCTGCGGCGAGGACGAGCTGCACGCCTTTCTCGATGTGGAGACGTCCGGTGGCGGCTTCGACAGCAAGGGCCGGCCGAAGGCTCTCTACGAGCCGCACCGGGCCTACGCGCTGTCCCAGGGCGCCGTGCGCGCCGAACTGGTAAAGCTCGGGATCGCCTATCCGAAATGGGGGACGAAGCCGTACCCTTCGGACAGCTACCCCCGCATCGTCCAGGCGCTGGCGATCGACCCGCGGGTGGCGCTCGAGGCGACGTCCTGGGGTCTGGGCCAGATCATGGGATCGAACCACGTAGAGGCCGGTTACGAGAGCGCGGCCGAGATGGTGGCGGCCTTCCTCGACAGCGAGGAGTCACAGCTCGCCGCGGCGGTCGCCTTCATCCGAGCCAACCACCTCGATGATGAGCTGCGGGGGCACAACTGGGCCGCCTTCAGCCGCGGCTACAACGGGCCGGCCTACGCCTCGCATGGCTACCACACCAAGCTGGCAGCCCGGTTCGCCTTCTGGCGCAAGATTCCGGACACGCCCTGGAAGCCGCCGGCGCCCGCCATCGCGGCCGTGCTCGCCGCTCCGGTGGTCGACGAGAAGAAGGCTGTCGCCGTGCTGAAGCGGACGACCTCAGTGAAGCCGAGACCCGCACCGAAGCGCGCGGCCCGCCGGCGCGCCTGACCCAACTCCCTCGGATTCCGAGGCAGTTCGACCCGAGCCGGCCGGGCCTGCAGCTCACTCCAACGTGTCGGCGATCCTGATCAGTTCGGCGCTTTCCTCCGCCGTGATCGTCTCGTCCCCGTCGGTCGCCTGGGGCAGCTTCTCGATGAAGGTCGTCCCTTCGCAGTCGAGCACATGCTGCATGTAGCGCTTAAGAAGCGCGGCGTAGTCGACGGCCATTCATGGTCTCCCTTGAGCGAGGCCTACCGATTACCGAGCCGGCGGTTCCCGGCGCTTTCCTGAAACGAGAGTCCCGACATGACCCGCGCACTCCCCGCGGCGCTGGCGCTCGCTTGCGTCTGCTCTCCCGCCATGGCCGCGCCCTTGGCCTTCGATCCCTTAGGCGCGGCAATGGATGCCGTGGCCGTCTTCATCGGCGGCATGCTGGCGCTGGTGCTGCTCTACGCGGCGATCCGCCCGCTCGGCCGGGCGATCGTCGACCTGTTCTCGCGCTTCGGGGTCGGCGCGGCCGCGATCACCGCGGTGGTGCTGCTCGGCTTCGCTGCGCACCCGGCGCTCGCCCAGGAGGCGGCGGCCCGGCCCGGCGTGACGCTGCCCTATGGAGACTGGATCGCGAGCTACGGGCCCGAGCTTTTCATGCTGCTGGTCACCTGGCTTGCGGGCGTGGTGTCTTGGGCCATCGGCAAGTTCGCGCCCTGGGCCGCCTCGGTGCTGACCCAGAAGCGGATCGAGATGGCCGCCGTCGCGCTCGCGCAGTACGGCGCCAAGGCGGTGGCCGACGCCACGAAGGGCGGGAAGGTGACGGCGGACGCCGGGCCGGCCGTCATCGCGGCGGCCGTCCAGCGCGGCGTGAACGTCCTGCCGGCCCGGGTCGTGAAAGCCATGGAGCAGGGCGGCGGCATGGCCTCGATCGTCTTCCGGGTGCTCGACCTCGAGGACGACGCGAACGAGCACAACGTCCTGCAGCCGGCCATCGCGTCGCTGAAGGCCTCCGCTGATCCGAAGATCGCGAAGGCGGCATGATCACGCTTCCGTTTTGGGCGACCGCGCTCATCAGCTTCGGCGTGAAGCTGGTGACGCAGTGGCTCGCGAACCTGCGCGCCGAGGCCGCCCTGCGCGATCTCGGCGCTGCCACGCAGGCCAATGTCTCGACAGCGGCCGCCGAGGCTGCTGAGGCCCGGGCGCGCGCGGCGGCGGACGCCTCTGCGGACGGCGAAGACGATCCTCGCGACCTGCTCCCGGAGGCACGCCCGTGATCCTCGACCCGCTCCTGTGGATGCTAATCGGACACGCTGTGGCGGACTATCCGCTTCAGGGCGACTGGCTGAGCAAGGCGAAGAACCAGGCGCTCAATCTCGTCCCTGGCGAGGCGATCTGGCCCGGAGCTCTCCTATCCCACGCGGCGATCCACGCCGGAGCCATCCGCCTCGCCACCGGATCATGGGCGCTCGCCGCCTGTGAGTTCGTTGCCCACGCCCTGATCGACTACGCAAAGTGCGCGGGCCGCCTCTCTTACAACGTCGACCAGGTGCTGCACGTCGTGTGCAAGCTGCTCTGGTTCGGCGCCCTCATCATGCTGGGGCCGCTTCCATGACCTGCATCGGCTTCGCCCTTGGGCTGACGATCCTGCACTGCGACCCGGGACCCGCGCCGGCGACCTCTGCAGCCCGGTTCTGCCAAGTCATGTCCTCGCCCGTGCAGTACGCGCGCACGGACGATGCGCGAACCCGGCGGCGGCTGCGCTCGCTCAATGCGGCCTGGCGAGCAACCTGCGGAGGGAGCTCCTGATGCCGCAATCCAGGAAGCCGCTGATGGCGGCGCACCCGGCCGGTCCGTACAGCACCTATCGCCTGTTCGAGTGGTGCATGGCGACGATGATGATCCTGATCGCCGTCACACTCGCGATGCCCGGTGACACGATGGAGCGCGCGGCGCTGCGCCCGATCGCCGAGATGGGCGCCACCGAGGAGAACATGGCCCTGTTCTTCGGCGCCGTCGGCGTCCTGCGGGTCATGGCCCTCTACCTGAACGGCCACATCAACAACATCGTGGTCGGCCCGAAGGGGGCCTACATCCGGGCAGTCGGCGCGGCTGCCGGCTGCTTCATCATGGGGCAACTCACGGGCGCGCTCGTGTTCGACGCCTTCAAGGCCGACGCGCCCAGCTTCGTCATCCCGGTGTTCGGCACACTGGCCGGGTTCGAGGCGCTATCCGTCTACATCGCCGCGCTCGACGGGGTGTCCCGCAAGAGCCGAATAGGCAAGGCACTGGACCAGTTGGAGAGGGTCGTTGGTTGATGGATGCGTTTCTCACGTTCCTGGCCAACGTCGTCGCGACGCAGCAGTTCTTCCAGGTGTGCGTCGGCGGCTGCACGATGTGGCTGATCGGCTGGATGGTGACCCGGGGGCGAAACGATAAGGACGTACTCCCCGCGCCGGCGGCCGGCACCATCGCAGACGTGCCGCCGATCCCGTTCTCACAGGGCCCCCGCGAGTTGATCGACATCATCCGCGAGCAGCGGGACATGGATCGCCGCCGCACGGAGGACAGCTCGCACATCCGGGAGTGCGTCAGGATCATCCGCGAGGAGACCAAGAAGCAGACCGAGATCCTGGACCAGATCCGGGATGATCAGCGGATAGAGCACCGGCTCAACGCCGACCGAATGCACCGGCACCCATGAACTGCGCGCCGCCCGGCCAAGACCTCAGTCTCGTCTACGCCCTGATTGCGCTGCTGATCGGCATCATCGTCGGTTGGGCGGTGCCGAAGGATCCGCCGTAG